CCACCACTTGTAACACCTAATAATATTCCATCACCAGCGGCCTGTCCTGTAACGTCATTTGATATTTTTAAATTAACAGCTGTTGTTGCAGTTGCTTCATGTAGATGTAATAACGTGTCTGGACTTGTTGTTCCAATTCCAACTCTTCCAGTATCTCTCATTATAGATATTCTTTCTGTTAAAGAATCAACACCACCTGTTCCAGACTTTATAGCACCCCTATTTCCAGAAGCATTATATTCAAATGAAGCACCAGCACCCCCATCTTCTGTTAAAAAGATTTTTGAATCCTTTTCATTTCCAATTCCTTGAATTTGTAAAACAGCATCAGTAGTACTTGATTGTATATGAAGAAGTTCTTGTGGTGTTGTCGTTCCAATTCCTACATTCCCATTTTCTTGAATTGTTAACTCTTTAGTATTACTATCAGCATCCATACTAAAATGTAACTTTCCTGTTGCGGCCCCTGCATATGTATACGCTATTCCAGCTTTACCTTCTCCACCACCAACCCGACGATTATGAAATGCTAATACTGCAGCACTCTCATCAGCCGCTTCAATTGGATTATCTAATAATAGATGTGAATTAGTCCACCAATCAGCACTATTATCTATTGAATTCTCTACTTCTAATTTAGCATTTGGTGTTGTTGTTCCAATTCCAAGATTACCATCTGAAATCCAATGATCACCTGATCCTGATATTCTTATGCTACCAGAAAATTGATGAATATCATCACTTGTGTCACCAAACTTAGTTGATCCACTTGAGAACACAATTGATGCAGAAACATATTCAGAATGAAACTCTTGAGCTGTTACAGTTCCTCCTACTGTTAGATCATCTACAATAGTTAAAGAATTAAATGAAGCTGAATTTGCTATATCTAAATTTGAAGCTGATATTGTTCCATTTACATGAAGTTTTTCTGATGGAGTTGCTGTTCCAATTCCAACGTTTCCACCACCCATACCCAAATATACCTCATCACTTACATAGTGATTTATGCTAGTGAATTGTGCATTTGAATCCATTATTAAATATGCACCGTAACTACTACCGCCTTTAATACTAGCATTTCCAGAAGCTCTACCAACAGTTATAGTGTCACCAGACGCTGGATTTGCCACTTCTAATATAGTACCTGGTGTGGTTGTACCAATTCCTACATTACCACCACTATTAAAATAACTATCAGCATTAGTTCTTGAATCAATTCTAATATTTCCAAGAGAAAAATCAACACCTGTGGAAGTTGGATTAATATAAGCTTTTTCAGTCCCCGAAATTAACCACCCTTGAACTCCTTCTATACTTAAAGGTCTAGTAGGTGTTGTTGTTCCAATTCCTACATTTCCAATAAAATGACCTGAATCAAATGATCCTGTATAACCTAATGTTCCAGATACATTTCCAGCAACGTGCAATAATGAACTTCCTGGTGCTTCACCAATTCCAACTCTACCACTTTGATTAAATGTGACATCTCCAGTTGTTCCAATTGTGCCTCTACCAAATACTAACGTTGGTGTATTTGTACCAATATTTCGCATCCACCATTGACTATTATTATTTGAATTATCAAACGATAATGTGTTATTGGATGGAAAATCAACTATACTGCTTGATACTGCAAATACAGGTGATGTGCCATGTGATATTGCATAATTTGCGCTACTACTTATTATTCCATTTTGAATTATTATTTTTGACATTCTTACATTCTCTCGGTTTTCTTAAATTTACAATTATCAAAGTGAAATCTATACATCACGGGTTTACCTCCACTTTTGTCACAATGTGGACACGTAACTACTTCTTTAACTTCACCCATTTTAGAATTAGACATTTTAGCTCTAATCATATCAGCCTTTTCTTTACCAAATTTACATTCAAAAGATTTCCCTTTAAGTGATTTTGATATATTTTTTCTATGTTCATCACTAAAAATAATACCCTTTCTAGATTGACTCAATTTCTTTCTAATGATATTAGATTTTTCTTCACCATATATGTCATTCCATGTTTGACCTTTAATATGTGATATTCGTCCTTTATGGCGTACACTTATCTTATCTTTAGATTCTTGTGATAATTTCGTTCCCAATTTAGCGATTCTAGAATTATTTTTCATTGTTTTAGCCTTTTTTTCACCATATAACTCTTCCCAATTTTTTCCCTTTTTACCATCGCTCATTTTTTGCTTAGTTTCTTTAGTGTGTTTTCGACCCAACATACCAGAAACTTGTTTGCTTCTACCAATTCTTATTTTTTCCAAGGTTTCATCTGAATATATATTTCTCTTACCTTTATTCCACGGTATATTACCTTTATGTGCATCACTCATTTTTTTACGTAACTCGTCTGAATATTCTATATACACACCATCACTTTTCATATTACATAGTTTATCTAATCCAATATCTTTAATTGTCATACTTTCTAATCGTAACGCTTCACGTTCTTCTATATTTTCATGTAATTTAATATGCTTAATATCAATATCATTTTTTAACAATTTATTTATTTTATTAAACAAATGTCTATTATTATTAGATATTTTGCCAGATTTAGTGTGCTTAACATGATCATACATTCTATTATTTTTACCCTTACCAATATAAAACGATGTATTTGTAGATGAATCAATTAATGCATAAACATAATATATATTATTTACATTTTCCATATCATAGCCTTCAATAAATATTTATCACCATTACCATCTTCTAATGCTTGACCAATTATCTTTCCATGTAAATTTCTATTAAAAAGTCCAAATCGCTTTCCAGCTTTCATACCACATCCAATTTTATCTGATGAAACTATATAGTCGCCCTCAGATATTTTACCAGTAATTAATATTTTTTCTGCTCCTTGAATCATCGGCTCATCTTTCCCATGCTTGACAATACCCATTACTCTATTGTCATATTCTTTATCACATGGTTGTAATTTATTATCTCTCCATATCACAACTGTTCCTGTTGGATTTGTTCCTATTTCTTTTGTTCTTAATCCTACTTCAAATACACCACCAGTTGTTGTTTGTACTGAATGAACATCTTTCCATCTATATGTTGTTGAACCTAAATTATATGTATCATCTGCTGATGGTAATATATCTCCTGAGAATGATGCTGATGATGCTATCTCAATACTTGATGCTGATATATTTCCATTCACATGTAATTTAGTTTGTGGTGTTGTTGTGTTTATTCCAACATCACCAGCTGATGTCATTCTAACGATTTCACCATTAACATTGAACTCCATATAATCACCAGATTGTGTATTTAATACTATTTGTGATCTATTTGCTAATCCAATATATCTTTGATTATATCCAGAGCCACCAATATATAAATCATTTTGATTATCAAATTTCATCATATCAAAAACAGTACCTAGTGAGTTTACACCTTTGATACTTTGATTATTATCTAATAGAATGTCACCTGCAACATGTAATGATGCTGATGGTGTTGTTGTTCCAATTCCAACATTTCCATCTTGTTGTATTATTACTCGATTAGCTAAAGTTGTACCAACATCATTTAATGTAGAAAAATAAAATTTACCACCAGATGTTGACAATCTCCAATTCTCATCGGCACTACCATCAGTTTCCATAAACTGAACGTTTGGTTGTGTACTACTCAATTCAAACATACCTGTTGGATTTGTTGTTCCTACTCCCACATTTCCATTGAAATATCCCATTCCAAATGATCCTGTTGATGAATATGATTGGGATATATTTCCAGCCACTGTCAATGTTTCGACTGGTGTTGTTGTTCCGATTCCTACATTTCCACCACTCGTTGGAACTAAAGATACGTGGCTTGTTCCTTGAGGACTTGCTAATAAAATATTTCCCCCAGATTCAGCTAAAGCTAATTCATATGTTCCACCAACAACACCTGTTAACACAGTTCCTAAAGTACTATCAGTGTAAAGTTGACCAATATTTGAAGCAAAAGAATCTGTTCCAAATCGTATTCCACCATTTACTTCTAATGATGCTGATGGTGTTGTTGTACCAATTCCAACATTTCCAGATGTATCTACAACGAAATCAGCATTATTATTTGTTCTTCCAATTTTAAATATGTCTGCTGGTGTTGAATCAACGCCTATTTCAAAATTAAGTGATCCAGCCGTTTTAAATTGAATCTTTGCATCTGCTCCTGATATACCTTTATCTAATATTAAGTTTGTGCTACTTGCACTTGAACTTATTTGTGTTGTTACACCACCAACTGAAGTTGAAAATGATGAATGTCCACCAGCTCCACTTGACAATTCAAATAAGGCTGATGGTGTTGTTGTTCCAATTCCAACATATCCAGTTGTGGCTTTTACGGTCAATCTATCACTATTATCAGTTCTTAAACTCATATCATGAGCTGTCATTGCTCCAGCGAATGCTTCACCTAAAGTACTTGTACCCATAACAAATTCAATATTATTTGTTACATCTCTACCCATGAAATATGCACCACCATCACCTTGAACTGATACCATTCTTTTATTGGCTGATGTCCCTGTTGTTGATTCTTCATAAGTCACACCATTTTCTACAAATAATCCTGCAAATATGCCAGAGGTAGATGATCCTACAACATGTAATGATCCAGTTGGTGATGATGTACCAATTCCAACTCTACTTTGAACCACTAAACTATTTGATGAGCTTGGTTGTAATGGTGTATATGAACCACCAATAGCAACACTACTATTTGAATGTATTCCCATTGCATATGCACCAGCATAAAATCTCATAAAGTTATTGCCACCAGTATATACATTTTGTATAAATGATTGTACACCACCAGTTGTTGAATTTGATAATCTTATTATTGGATTTGATGAGCTTATATGTAAATCATCTGATGGTGATGTTGTTCCAATTCCTACATTTCCTGATGAATCAATTCTAACCCGTTCTGTTCCAGCTGTTGCAAATCTTAATGCTTGTGATTCTCTTAACCATAATCCACCTGTACCAGACGCATCTACAAATACTGTCATACCATCTGTTGAACCACTACCCTGTCCATTTGATGTAATATGTAAATCAGTTTGTCCTGCTGAATCTAAATGTAATAATCTAGCTGGATTATCTGTACCAATTCCTACAAGTCCTGATGAATCAATTCTCATTCGTTCTGTGCCTGATGTTGAAAAACCAATATTTACAGCACTTGGGAAATACATTCCAATATTTCCATTTCCTGAATATGAGTATGAATTACCAGCAACGGTTCCAACTCCTGCTTTAAATTGATTTCCAAAAATAGTGCTAGTAGCACGTATAGTTCCAGTGATGTCTAAATTAAAAGCTGGACTTACTGTACCAATTCCCACGTTTCCACCACCTACAATCCAATGATCTCCTGATCCACTTACTCTTAATGAACCACTTATGCTTGTTATGTCTGTTGATGCATTTCCTAAATATGAATTACCATTTACTGTTAAATCATTTGTTATTGATATTGAATCATATGATGCTGAACCAGCAATGTCTAAATTTGAAGCAGATATTGTACCATTTACATGAAGTTTAGCTTGTGGTGATGTTGTGTTTATTCCAATGTCACCATCAGATTCAATAAATAATCTTGTATTTGCACCATCTGTTTGAAGTGCTATTCTTTTTCCTGATGATCCTTGCATATATGCATTACTTGATCCATCATAACCAAATATTGCTCTTTGTCCAGTAAAAGATATTGTATTTGTTTCACTAGCTCCACCACCATTATTAACCCAAATATCATCACCTGCATAAACATCATCTGTTGCTCTTAAATCATCACTTGCTTGTATAGTACCACTTACATCTAATTCATATGCTGGTGTTGCTGTTCCAATTCCTACATAACCAGATGCTGAAACTGTCATTCTTGTATCATCACCAACTCTAAATTTCATAAAATCATCATGTCTGTGATAAATCTGACCACTATTTAAATCACCAGTTGTTCCAAAATTAATATATGAATCAAATGTTCCACCTGTACCTGTTAATTGAATTACACCACTAGTTCCTTCAATATCTAATAATTCGGCTGGTGTTGCTGTGCCAATTCCAACATTTCCATTACCTTGAACCGTCATTTTTATATTATCATCATCTTGTGAAACTTTTGTTGCAAAATGTATATCACCCGCATCATTATTATATTCATTTCCTATGAATACTTCACCAGTTCCTGCATTTTCCCATATTGCCAATCCTTGTATAGAGCCAGCTGATACTCTAAAATAATCAGTTTCACTATTTAACCAATTTGATCGAATATCACTTCTTACATGTAATGATGAAGATGGTGATACAGTTCCAATTCCTACATATCCATTTACATCTAATACTACTCTATGTAAAACATCATCTGATCCAAAAGATAAAGCCCTATCTGTTTCACCACGAAATGTCAATGCTCGCTGACCATTACCCATGTTACCAGTCCAGCTTAATTTACCTTCACTACCATTTCCAAATGATAATGTATCACCAAAGTCTCCTGTACCATCTACTTCTAATTTATATGATGGTGTTGTTGTGCCAATTCCTACATTTCCTGAAGATAATATTGTTAAATTAGTTGCAGATATTGTATTTGCAAAACCTACATTTGCAGTTGATCCATTAGTAGCAACATATAAACTATCACTATTATCTTTTATTTCAAGTCCACAATAACCATCAGATGATTCTATTCTAACTGGGAAATCACTTGCATTATATACGTGAAGTGGAGCACTTGGTTCTACACCAATTCCAACTTGTTGTGATGAATTAATTATCACTGCCTCAGTTGCACCACTCGTATAGAATTTTAAATTACTACTACCATTTGTTGATAATATTCTTGATGATAATATTCCATCAGCATAAAAATCTAAATTTGGATTTGCTGATGAATCTAATATTAATTCACTATCACCAGTACCACCAGAGATATGTAATAATCCACTAGGTAATGTTGTTCCAATTCCTACATTTCCTGAATTTAAATAAGTATATGTCGTTCCTGATTTTTCAGATGAGATTTGATTGACAATTGCACCATCACTATCTAACAATCTCCAAGTTGCACCGTCATCATCATCATTCCAAACTCGTAAAATATTGTTTCCAGCTGAATTCTTTAAAGTAAATAGTTGTTCATCACCTGAAGATTTCACATCTAATACTGAATCTGGACTTGTTGTTCCAATTCCTACATTTCCATCACTCCCTTGAACAAACAATGCACCATCTCCACCAGCCGTATCGACTTGAAAATCAACATCAGCATTATCCCAATTAAAATGAATTATATTCTGTGTAGTTTCATCCAACTTTAAAAAATTAACAGCACCCGCTCTAAATTGCATTTCATCAGCAAGATAACGTAAATACGTATCTGTATCACCATTATGATATAAATATTGATCTAATCCAATATCTCCTGCAACATCTAAAGCATATGTAGGTGTTGTCGTACCAATTCCTACATTACCATTTGAAATCCAATGATCACCTGATCCAGTTACTCTTAATGATCCACTAAACTGATGAATATCATCACTTGTATCTCCAAATTTAGTACTACCACTTGAAAAGATTATTGATGAGGATACAAACTCTGTATGGAATTCTTGAGCAGTTACAGTTCCACCTACATCTAAATCATTTGTTATTGATAAAGATGAATATGAAGCTGAACCTGCAATATCTAAATTGGATGCTGAAATTGTACCATTTACATGCAATCTTGCTTGTGGTATTTTTGTATTTATTCCAATTGAATTATCTGTACTAATCCATATTCCTGTTGGATTATTAGCTACTGGTAAATAACTCTGCATATGCCAACCATATTGACCATCAGTATTCAATCCAATATCCAACTCACCAATATATTTGCCACCATCCAAGAACATTGAAAATTTATCAGGATATAATATCGACTTATTTACACCAGTAACGGTTTTATAATATGTAGTTGATGCTACCGATCCAGATAATATAATAAATGAGTTGTTTCCAAATTGATTCATTTCAATCAAATCTGTTGATTTATTATCTTGAGTGAAACTTAATACATTTTTATCATTTTCGTATTTTATTTCAATTCTTTTTCCACCAGCAGATGTATTATGACCTACAAACAATGATCCAGTTAATAAATTATCTTCTTTTTCAATTACTAATGGTGCTCCTGCAAATGCTACATTTGAAGATGTTATTTGAACATCAATATCATTTAATTTTGTATAATCTTGAGCATATTCATTTAATTTATTTAAGAATCTTAATTTGAATACAACATCACCAGTTCTTCTTAATAATTGTGGCATTGGTATTGCCTGATTGTCTGATATTGGATTTAATCCCGATTGTGTGCTTGCTGATACTTCATATACTGAGCTTGATAATGGATATGTAGTAATAACAGTATATTCATTATTTATTGCTCTACCTTCATTATATGATAATTCAATAAACTCTACTTTACCACCATATGTTTCTAAATGACTCGCACTTACATGAACATAACTTCTTTTATAATTATCATTATCTGTATCTAAATCGATACTTTCTGAAAAGCTCGCACTTAATTGAATTGCTGGTACATCTTTGAATACAATTTCTGATGTATTTGGTAATGATTTTCTAACTTCAATTGGAGCTGTTAATCTTACATTATAATTACCAACCCATTTATTTGGTACATTTTCTAATTCACCTACAACTGATAATGTTCCTAATCCATTTACTATTTGGTTGTGCGTTGATAATGGATTTTCTTTAACCCACACATAACACATAACAACACCATCTATTTCATTATATGATGTTATATCAGAGAATATTACAGTGCCATTCGCATCTTTAAATTCGAATATTACCGTGCTACTGTCTTTTAGTATAAATTCAGTATCTGGATTGTTTATTGATATTTTAAAATGATGTTTACCGTATGTTAAGAAATTAGGTAATTCTTCAATGATAAAATATTGAGGATTGCTAGCATCTTCTTCATGAAGTACTTGTATTGCATCTAAATTTAATATTTGTGGATATTCTGGCATTTAATTTCTTTCTTCTCTGGTTATATAAAGAAAAATCTTTATATATATAAATATTTGTAATAAAGAATTTAAAGTGAAATAAGTGTTTTATCATGTATATATTATGTATTATATTATCACATGAAATATTATGCAACATCAACGCCAAAAGATGAGAAGTTTGTTCTTACGAAGGATACATGTGTATTGGTTTCTAGTGATTCATTTAATGGTATATATGAAATGAGTTGGGAGCCAATTGAGCATCTTATTGAAAACCTTACAATAATTGAAGATTATATAGCATTTGATTCTATATATGATGCTAAAATGTGTGTTAAATACATATCCACTATACATTCACTTAAAAACTTTACGACCAATATTATTTCTGAAGCTGAAATATTGGCGGTTATATTATGAAACAATATTTTATTATAGATGATACTTACGATTATATATTGGGAAGTTTAGATGGTGATGAAGCAAGAGAGTTTTATTATATGTATTTTGACGATATAGATATTGACGCTATCGATATAAAACAATCCGATAGATTAGAGGGTGATATTGCATCTTTCGGGTCTATGATTGCATGTGAGAATATTATTCAATATGTAATAAAACCAAAGACTTCAATTAATTGGATAATAATATCTGGTGAAGATTTAAAAGCATATATAATAGCATTGAAATTATGAGTCGTTATTATATAGTATTTAAATCATATTTATACCTAAAAGATATTATATATATATCTACTAGTACAGAAACAGGAATAACAAGAGATATATCATTAGCACGAAGTTTTGATACCAAAGATGATGCAATTGAATATATTGATGATAGTACTAATAATATGGCATTACCATCAGCATGGCTTGTACTAACAGAACTAGAATTGGTGGTATATGCATTATGAAATTTTATATTAAATATATACATCACGTTGAATTACGCTCATATCTCAAACGTACAGAAAGTGATGCCTCAGATTTAACACAAAATGTCAATGAAGCAATTAGTTTTAAATCAATACTTGATGCTGAGAATTATTTAATCAAGCATAATTATCGATCTAAGCATTTTAAGCATGATGATTTTAAAATTATGTCTGAGATTGAAGTTGTCATTGATCAATTATGAAATTTTATATTAAATTTTACCCCCCTCGTAGTAACAATTCAAATGCATATCTTATGTTCAGAGTTAATAGATACAATTCAGATTTAACACGAAATGTTAATAAAGCACTCAATTTTAAATCAACACTCGAAGCTGAAAATTATCTTGTTAAACATAATTACCGTTCTAAGATATTTAAATCGAGTACTTTTAAAATCATGTCTGAAGTTGAAGTTGTTATTGATCAATTATAGGATATTTTACTAAAATCTCCATCTTCTTTATCAATTACTAGAAAATCATCCATAAAATCACGTATTCCATCAATATGTGATATCACCAACACGAAATCAAATCTATTTCTTAGATATTGAAATAATCCACTCATATTAACAAGATTTTCAGGGTCTAACGTGCCCCATCCTTCATCAATAATGAAAAATGTTGGTTTTGGTAGATTGCATACATTGATTAGACCAACTCGTATCGCAATTGATGATACAAAACGTTCCATCCCACTTGATAATTCAAGAGGCCATTGTAAATCACCCCTACAGATGAATATATCAATATTTTTGGTATCCATTGCCAATTTAACAGTAAATTCAACTGACATGCTATCAAGAATCTTATTTATCTCATATTCGATCAATGATATTGTGTCTTTTATCAATAAAAATTGAATTCCATCTTTTGATACTGATTTTATATATAAATCATAGTCATTTACTCGCTGTTCTAATTTTATTAGATCATTAAGCTCTTTTTTTATTGATTTTATGCGTTCTTGCAATATGATAACATCAGTGTCAGCTTTTTCTTTTTCAAGTGTCTTGATTGATGTGTCTTTTTTTGTATCTTCTATATTTTTCTTTATTGTTCCTAATCTAGAAGTTATCTTCTCATTAAATTTAATATTATCTTTATTTATTTTATATAAATCGATTTTATTAGATACAACATCAATTAAATTCGTGATTCTCTCTATATTATTTTTACTACTCTCCATCACATTCTTGGTATTTGTAGCATCTTGAGTTATTTTATCAAATTCAAGCTTTAATACCAAATATGATTCATATTCATCTACTACACCAATTAATGAGGTATTTATTATATTCACCAAATTAATTATTTTGTTATTTTTTAATATATTAGCATCTAATAAATCTGAAATTTGTTTTGATGTGCTATCAATGCCTAATATTTGAGTTTGACCATTCTCTACACAATATGCACAATCTGAATCATATTCATATGTTTCTAATTCTGATATATGTTTGTTCATTATTTCAATTTGTAATTCATTTTTATGTTTTTCACTCTCAAGAGTCTCTATATCTTTAGTTATTTCACCAACTATGTTATATTTTTTCACTAATTCAGCTTCATTTACAGCTTTGACTGTAGCATACGATTTCATATACTTATCTTTTAATTTAGCCATAGTATCTTGATGTGTTTTCAATGATGTTTCGTGTAATATTAAATCATTCTTATATTTTAATATTAATCTTTCTTCATCTTCTAATATTAACGTAGAAACAGCTTTATCAACTGGTTTAATATCTCTCAATAATAATTCTTTATCTTCATCAGCTCGAATTAACGCAGTTTCATTATCAAATAGTTGCAATCTTAATAATAATAGTACATTCTTTTCAATATGTGTTATTTCATCAGTTGCAGTATTTATTCTATCATGATGATCTAATGTATTGAATCTTTTCAACAACACTTTATCATCTTTTATGTCCTGTTTTGCCAAATCGAACAGTTGTTCAAATATATCTATACCAATAAACTGTGATAATATTCGTTTTCTATCACCTTGTTTCTTATCCAATAGATTTATTCCATTATTTTGTGATGATAGTGCTGTTAATACAAAGTCTGAAAATGTTCCTATTCGTTTTCTAATTTCTTCATTCGTTCCAGTACCATATGTTGTGTTTCTTCTTGATGCTCCAGCTAAATTCTCACCTACTTTTTCAAATCCAACTTTAACAGCACATGTTTTCTTCTTAACACCCTTTACTTTTCTTGTTCCTAATGTTCCATTTCTGGTTATAGTGTGATCTTCACCAGAAATGTTCAATACCATCTTAGTTGAAAATTCTTCAGATTGAGTATTCAACACATCTATTGCAGACGATGTTCTTGAACACATATCATATCCAGTATAGGCTATAATATCTGGGATGCTTGATTTTCCAGATGCATTTGGACCAATCAATCCAACAATGCCCTTTAATTTGTCAAAATCTATAGCATTACCTTTACCATATGAGAACATATTATCAAATTCTAAATGTTTCAATTTCCATTTAATATTTCGTTCCAATACTTCGTTCATATTTAATGAATTATTTAACGATTTGTTTATACTATATAATCGTTGCATTGTATCTTCATCACTACATAGTAAGGCACTTGAGGCATAATCTTTTATTAATTCATTTTGATAATTTACATCATTTACATCTCCAATAGTTATAACCTCAACACCATCTTTTGTTATTGATGTTGAATTTTTATCATCTATTTCAAGATTTTTTAAATGTGGTCGTTTCTCTTTTATTTCTTTGATTATTTGATCTAATTGTTGTAGTGATGTCTTTTCATATTTAATTTTCAATTTACCAAATATAGGTATGTTATCTAAATTAGCAACTGTTGCACCATTTATCACTTTAATATCATGATATGCATAATCATTTGTTATTTCATGAAATGTTGAAGTTCTACTTTCTAAATCCCACATCAAAAATCCATGTTTTTCACCCTCACCATAATTTTGACGAATTAAACTACCAGGATATTTTATAGCGGCCGTATTCTTTTGTTTATCATACTTTCCAATAGTTTGTGGTAAATGAATATCACCAGCACAGACAATATCATAACCATCAAAACTACTTGGCTTTATATTTTCATTTGTTAGTGTAATTCCACTATCTACAAAATATGATCCAATACCACCATGAAACAAACAAATCTTGTATTCTGAATCCATATCATTTGGGTCGGGAATTAGACTCTCTGATTCCCCATCCATGACTGATAACACGCCGAATGAGACGTTATTTAGTGTCTTAACACCGCTTTCTTTCCAATATCGTATGTTGGGTGTAATTTCTTTTAAAAGGTCGTATATGGGTGATATTACGTCTTCTCTCTGAAGATTACCTAATAAACAATCATGATTCCCAGGTATGATTATAGTTGTAGTTATGTTAGATAATTGTTCTAATACTTCAGCAACTAATCTCATTTCTTCTGGTGATGTCTCAATCTTACCATGAACAACATCTCCTGTAACAGTTATTACATCAGGAGCTAATTCTTTTAATTTAGTATATGTTCTTTCAAAAACGTGTCGATATTCTCTATGTCTTTGCAATCGGCGAATGTGTAAATCGCTCAAATGTGCTATTGTTGTTATTCTCTTATCCATAAATCCGCCATTTCATTATATCACTAAATGTGCATTGTTTAGTGGTGTTTCTTATTAATTCATTTATTTTTATATGTCCCAAATCACTTGGGTCTTTATCTTCAGGTAAATCAACCAAATATACATTTTTACCATTATCCATCAATTCTGATGCAATTATTGATGCTACTTTTTTAGCATCAGAATCTAAGCACACATATATATCTTTATTTTTACTTGTTATTAACTTATTCATCAACATTGGTTGTATCATCTTTCCTAATATTGGTATTGCATTAATACCAACAGAGATAGCATCAAAAACTCCTTCAACCAATACAATTGGATCATCCCAATACAAAGTATTATCAAACATAACAATATCTTTTGATACTTTTGGGTTTTTATATTTAAAACTTGAATTTGGGAAAATATCTCTTGCAATAAAATAATTTAAATTACAGTCTGAATCAAAACTTGGTACAATAACTCGATTTGCATATGGACCAGTTTCACAATATCCAATACTATATCGCATCATATGATTTGTAGTGATGCCTCTATCTGATAGATATTTCTTCACATGTCTATATATAATATCTGTTTGTTTTATGTGTGCTGGTTTGCATTCATACGGTAAATGAATTGCAACTTCTTCATTATTTTGATTACCATATTTTATTTTATTATTAGAGGTTGAATTAAATTCATCTACTAAAGTTCTTATGTATTCAGTATCAGTACTTAGTGCTTTCGCTAAATATAACACCGATCCGAATTTCTTATTACAAACCCAACAATGTGACTTTCCACTAAAAATATTTAATGTGAATTTCCTCTTATGATGATGACAAAATGGACAAAAGAATGAACATTCACCATCTTCACTTACAATTCCATCATTTAATATTCGTTCTAATAATGTAACTATTTTATATTGCATATAACCTCATATATATATATAAATATAGGCTAAAATCCCCAAAACAACAACTTTTTTACATAAATGTTAAATTATTTGCTTTGTGCTCCATAATGCACACACAATTGCGTCATACATATCTGCATTTCTGCGGTCCCAATTCTTTCTTTTATTCATTAAAGTGAATTTTGATGTATCATATAATCTTTCGATATTTTCCTTCACGAAATCTTTTGGCTTCACACCCTTTATAAATGCTCTACCAAATGCATTTTTTCTAGCACTTCTTGGATTTACGTGTACAATATCAAGTTTTAACGCCTCTTCTAATATATATGTGAATAGTACATTGAACTTTATTAATTTTATAACGGTTTGTGCTCTTGTTCTACCAAATGCAAATCCAGATAGTGTATCCTCCAATACTATCGTATCAACTTTATCATCTATAATATAAGACATATCTTCCAATATATCTAATACATAATATGATTTTTCTTTGATTGTTTTTTGTTTTGATATATCTATAAAACCACCTGTTAATATCTTCTTATCTTCTAAAAATGCATATCCAACTACGTTTGTTGATGCATCTAATCCTAATGTTATCATTTAACCTCTTATTTAATTTTCATCATTTCTATCTTTATTATTTATTCCGTTTGGTAATAACTTTTCCAATACTTGATATTTTAGTCTACCATTTGGCATAATTATCTTTGAATTTGTTTTATACATAAAAAATACTGTATTTCTAAATCCTATTTTTGTTATTCTTGCTTTTCTACCATTAATATATACAATCTCATCTTCATTAAACTCTCTACTCATCCAAAATGACAATCCACTTACAGCAGATTCTATTGTAGTCTTAAACATTGACATACCCACTACGATTATAAGCAAGTACATATTATTACCTAAAAACTGAATTATTTCATATTTTGTTGTTGGGTCCATTTTATCATATTACCAATCTTGTTTAATTTTAAAGGTAATATCAATATCTTTAGTCGTTTTAATCGGTTGTGAGTATCGAGTTACCATTATTAATTTATTCTCATCGTCATATAACCCAATTGTACTAATATACGGTGACCATCCACTACCTGTTAAATTATTACTCAATAATGGTGATTGTGTTTTATCAGTACTTCCTAAAAAACCACTACTACTTATATATGCTCTGGATGTAACATTATTTGAAACGTTAAATTCATTACTTTTTATAAGCAATTTATATTCAGTTGAATATATTGTATGAGTCGAATCAAATTTTACATTAAACGAATTATCTACTAAATTCATATATGATAATGAAGATGAGAACGACCCAGTTTCAGTGATATTTACAATACCTGTATTATAAAAAATGTTACCAACATAATTATTTGATGATGATGGTGAATTTATACTTTGTGATATTGAATTTCCAACTGGATATAAGTTACCAAACCCATCATCTTTAATTATGACTGAGCTTGATGTGAATGTAAAACTATTACGCTTAATCTCATCACCAAAATATTGTTGTGGTATTGAAATCAATGATCCTGATGTAAAGAATTTATTCTTATGTTGTGGATTCTTACTATTCTCGATACCAAACACAAATGCTGGATTATTAAATTTAGTTTCTACATCAGAGCCACTTAAATAATAATTAACACGCAATGATGTCCAATAACTACCCGAGTTAATAGATGATCCTGATCTATAGTTAATAGCAACAAGACCATCATTATTATTTGTTAAATTAACTGTTCTATTTACAGTTGATTCAGTTAATAGAATATCCTTTTTATTGATAGTTTTAAAAATTGACATAACATATCATTTATTTTAATTTATTTAATATGTTAAATTAACTTTTACTACAGTTTCAGATGAATAATTCTTCTGCACTGGTGTACTTAATCTAGCAACTGCCACAAGTTCATTTGTTGATGTATATAAACCAACAGTCGTTATGAATGTCTGTGGATTACCTTCAAATGATAAATTTCTAAATTCATTTGTCGATCCACTTGTGAATGTTGGATTATTACTAAAGTTAAAATCTCTAGCTTTTAATCTACAAAAATATGATGTAGTTGCTTGATCTTCTTCGCTTCTAAATGTTTGTGATCCAGATTGTATTCCTGAAAAGAATGAAAAGGCATTGTCAGCTGTACCATCTGTAGCAGGATCGGGTGCAAATCCACTTGTTGAAGCAGCCACCGTTCCTGGAATACTTGCAGATAATCTTGTAGCACTCAATAACATTATACCAACATTTGGATATAGCCATCCATATTTTGTCGTAGACGCGGCAACTGCAACTGCACCACCTGATCCACTCACAACATTATATCTCGGTCCTACTGGTGTAGATACCGATGCAATTGTTGAACTATCATCAGTTAAATGTAATAATGAACCACCACCTGTTGTAGTTGAACCACTCAGTTGTAATGTCCAATTTTTCTTATTGATTCGATCAGTCATTCTAGCTCGTTCAAATGATATTGCATATACATCATTTTCAGCAGATGATCCAGTTAATATAAAATCATTATCAATTGTTGTTGGATCAAGTAATATTGTTTTTAATTGCCCATATATAGCTTGTGTTTGTCCAATTGTATCATTTGATCCTGATCCCGCCTTATGTCCATACGTTACTGATAATTGATCAGCAGAACTATATTGTAAATTGTAATAATATTCTTTTTGTCCTGCCGCTAACGATGCTGTTACTAAATTCGTACCAGCCAATGTGCCAACACCACCAGTAAAATAACCAGTAGTTACTTTAGACGTTTCGACAATTTTATCATCTTGTGTGAAATTTATATATTTCATTTTTTATATCTCCGTTAAACAGTTTTTACGTTCTTTTTAACCGTTAGGTCAACATATGCAACTGCACCTGTTTTTGTGCCAGTTACAATACATGAAACTGTTCTGTTAACACTCGTTGGTTTTGCTGTTATTGTTATTTCTTTACCAGTATATGCAGCCGCTTGTGGTATTTCTTGTCTCGCTAAGAAATTAACAGCACTTCCACCAATATCGATTTTCTTACCACCTATTACATTAATAAATGAAACATCCGTGAACATGAATTCATAACCATCATCCGTACCATTTTCAGTAGTAGGTGAAATTTTCTTTGAATCATCTTGTGTTTCTAATGATATTGGTGAGGTAATTCTAACTAATGGCATATAAACAGTATTTCTATCTAATGTTGTTAATTTATATCTCATTATTGCAGAATCATCCGTCACTGCTTCTAACATTGGTAGATTGGTAATGGCTTCACCATAATATGCTGATCCCGACGCATGTGCCGTATTCCATAATCCATAATCTACACCTTCATCGCTACATGCAAATTTGGTAATTCCTAAACCTTTACCTTCTGCAAGTCTTTTTCGTCCGTGCTTTGTTAGTATTGCATCAACAATTACTGTTGCACCATTTAAATATCCCATTTAAAATTCTCCTGTATTATAACATATATCTGTATAATAATAAATATACATCATTTCACTTTATTTAATTAATTTCTTTTTATTTTTTTCTAATTACTTTCAATATTGCATCTGAATCCGAACCACCAACAGTTTTCGTGTATGCTGGGCTGTTTGGTAATGAATCTTGATGTAATGGGTCTTGTACTAATGTACCACTGACCAAATTTTGTGTACCATCATATGTTAGTTTACCTAACATTGTTTTAGATGTACCAGCAACAATATAATGATTTGCTGGATATACGATATCACCAACACTTGATGTTGAAAAATATGCAGTTCTACCAATTTCAACCCCATTTGCATTATTCAAACTATTTAATAAATATCGTCTTTCAGTAAACTCCATATTTGGATTACCAACACCATTAAGTGATGATGATATTATTTCTAGATCACCAATCATATTAAATATGAATGTTCGTTCAACATATCCAGAACTATATTCACCATTAGCTCCTGCATATAATTCAGTTACAATATTATAATCATTACCATCAGAATCTTCCCAACTAACCTTCGATGTTAAGTTGACATCCCTCACTTCAGTATCAGTTCCACTTCGAATTGGGAATATAGCATTTGTTGGTAATGTATATACACTTGTATAATCTATATCTGGACTTATATATGTTTTATTATCATTTTGTGATACTATTGATACTGATGATGTGTACGATATATTAGATGGATATCCTACTTTATATTCAGATGCTGATCCCGTCATAAACCCAATCGCATTATATGTAGCAATATAATCCTTCTCATTATTAGTACCAACCACTGAATATACCGTTGTCATATCACTATTACCAATATGATCAGTATTAGCTGATGAATTTGTTATTGTAATCATATCTGGTATACTATATGATTCAGCATCACCAAGTAATGTTTGAATGGCTGTTGTAGTCATTCCATATAATTGATCAATAACATCATAACTTCCAGCATAATTACCAGCATCAGCACCCGTTTTTCTAGTCATGCGCTTATGTTCATACTTATTTCTACTCAATAAATCTTGTTGTATTACTACACCTACAGTATCAAGCATTGATTTCGCTGGTATTAGTTTTTCAATTGAATTAACAATATCATTATTAAACACATTGCCTTGTTTTGATATAAATTTATTAATATCAACCGATACACCTTGTAAAATATTACTTCTGAATTTTTCAAGTTTATCATACGTCACAGAATAAACATTACTAGGCTCACCAATCAATTCTGTGATACTTATATTAGATATATTATTTAATATATAACTATCTATTGCTGATGTTGGTGATGTGGTAATACTCAATTTTCTATTCACCACTCTGTTGTTCAAAACACTACCATATATAGTATTATAACTACCCTGTAAGTGATTTAAATCATTGATTAACACATTTTGTGGATTAATTATAATCTTATTACTATTAATTGAATACCCATCTGATATTAGAGAAAATATAATACGTATTATCGTATCTTGAATATATAATGCTCTATCAGCAACTAATGGTAATGGTTGTGTATAATTTTTACCAGTATTTGATGAATCTATAATTGTCATCCCAGTTGATCCAGATGCATAATTTTCATTTAATCTATATCTATATATTAAATCATCCAGTGATCCAGATATACCATTACCAACAATACTTTTTTTATCCAATACATGTTGTCTAAATGTAGATGCACTTAACGCAGTATCCCATGTTCGTATTTCAGCTATTGATCCTGTTGAATCTTCCATAACAACTAAATTACCAGATACCGCAGTACTTAAACTACCACTAGAAATAAAGTTTTCATTTGTTGTGTCATCTAACACATTCATATAAGATGTAGATGCTGATACCGCATTTACAAAACTAGGTATAGCATCTCCATCTTGGTCTGCAACGTAAAGTTTATAAGTCGTTTCATCAACACTTGAAGTCGTTCGTTGTAATAATACATTCCAATATTTATTGTTTTTTAGTGATAAATATGGAGTTTCCATAGTTATATTATTTGAATCAATACTTAGTGATCCTGTTTTTGATGTATTTAATCTAAACACCATTGAACCACTGATATTAGCACTTCCACTCGGTGATATTCTCAAATCCCACATTCGTTCATTACCACTACCACTATTAATTAATAAAGATGATGTATATGAAGTCTCAACGTGTTTAAATACAAATTCAATTCCTTCAGCATCAGAGCTATTGGTACGCCAATCTATGTTTAATTTTCTTGTACCATCCAATAGCAATGAATATAATGTATCTTCTTTTTGAACAAATGACACACTGCTTGTTAAATGTGATACTCCTCTTGTAATCGGCAACTCATCAACTGGTAATACAGAAGGATCGACGTTACCACCATATTCTGTTACATTCAACAAATCTGGTGGATAATTATATAAATTCAATAATGATCTAATACTATTTAATGTGCCTTTTGATTTATAAATGTGAATTAAGTTATTTAACACATTTCTATGCACTTCATCTTCTATATCTTTTAATGGAGCTCCATCATTAAACGTTGAATAGTATTCTGCAAGACTCCCTGAATATATGTTTATGAAATCCCACCCTATCGAATTACCAATCATTGTAGTTAAATTCTTAGGTGGTGATTTATATGTAGAATATTCTCTGTTATGGAATGTAGTATACGTATCAATATAAGTTCGCAATAAATCAAAGTGTTCACCTAACATATTTAAAAATTTACCAATTGTTGCATAATCAGTAGTAGTATCCATATATTCGGGTAAATTATTAGATAAGCTATGAATATTATTTGTATCATATGTTATTGATTGACTCAATTGACCATTATACCATGAATTCCAATTGGTTGAAGCTGTACTATATAATTGAGCAAATGGTAGTGCATTTAATGGATTTTGAAGTGTCACTTTAACATCTGTTACATATGATGAAGTTGTAGCCAACACATCAGAATAATATATAATGTCAAATGCACTTCCTCCTGGCACAATTGAACCAACAAATGGCGCTAGACTGTTTTCAACAACTGGAAATGTTGGATATACTCCAGTATTTGCAATAGAATATGATCCCGTTATATTAGCTCCATGTAATACTTCATATTGACTACTACCAGCAGACCAATCTGATATATTTGATACATACCCAATGTCATTTACAACAGCACTTCCAGTTGGTCGCCAATGTGATTGTGATACTTGATAAATAAATCTTCTATATGCACTTCCAGTTATTGATGGAGCTAATATCGTATTTTGATATTTAGCATCAGCTGGTATATTACCATATCCACTATACATTGAATTACCATATACTGAATTTACATTTTGAACACCCAATCCAGTTGAAGAGTACGCACCATTACTCGCAATTGTTTCATCACCTTTAATTAAAAATGATAGATATATCGATCCACTATAATTAGTAAATGGCATTTTATCAACATTATATTTATTTGATATTATTTTAATAAATGTTGAAGTTGTATTTTCATTTGTATGTTTATGAACAACATTAAATCCTTCATATCTTTTTAATTTTGTATATACAGTTGGATTATCTATTATGTATAGATCACTATCATCACTTGTGACTGGAGCACTCTTAGCATAATTGATTCCAATTCCTGGAGCTGATCCTGTTGTTGTTAATTGATTATCATAATATAAATATTTTTCATATGGTGTAAATTTCTGAGTAATTTCATTAATTTTATTAAAAACAGTTTCACGTCGATTAGTAATATGAACACCATTTAAATATAATGATGCTGACAACTCAGTATAATAATTTTCAATATTTTTTGCTTTATCTCTAAAATTTTCTAATTTAGATTGAGCTGATCCAAACACCACATGATTTGTAAATTCAGAATAATCAACATTTAAATTAATATCATTATTATTAATTGCATCAATAATATTTAGACTATCATTTTCAGTCATTGATGCTGATGAATATAGATCATCATATGATTCTAATACATCCACTCCATCATATTCACCTTCATGTGAATTAAAATCAACTTCTAACCCATCACCTGATAATATACCACCACTCGATCCAACATAATATATTTTATATAGTTGAGTAATTAAAACTTCTTGATTTATATGGGTTGAGCTTAATGTTTGAATATCTGAAAATAATGGTTCAGATAGTTTAACAATCATTGTTGTTAAGCCATCACCATTAGTATCAAATGTATAATTAACAATTGCTAAACTTCTACCATTTGAAAATGATAAAATATAATCAAACTTATATTCTAAATATGCATCGTCTTCAACTGTACCAATAGTGTTTTGAAGATTATTTTGCAATGTTGTATTCATAACAACACTATTATCATCATTTCTAATTAATAATCGTACTTCTTTCCTTGATGGTGATATCTCTTGTATTATAAATCTTGGATTGTTTGGTATTGATATTGCATCACTCAATAATGGATTTTTCCAATAATCTAATTTTAAATTATATATCCCTTGATTGAAATCATTTGCATCTAATATTTCATTTGGCTTAACATAAGCATCATTGGATATATTATAATATATTGGAAGTTCATTTAATGATGATCGATATGATCCAATAAAAGTATTAACATCATTGTATATAGACAATTGAATATAATCACCAGCTTCTTCATTAAATTCATAATTTGCTGAATCTGGATGTAAAATTAAATCTAGTTGAGTTTCGTTAAAGTTTTGTTCTAATATTGGCATATTTAAAATGCTCCGTCATCTGATGCTTTTTTTGGATAGTTGATTGATGAGTTTAATGTTAAATCATCTTCTACCGTTTCTTTAGATAGTGAATAATCACCTACGAATAATCCAAAATTATTATTACCACTTGTATCATTCGTCTTATTAATAAATATCTCACCACCGAAGAAATTCAATTCAATTATGCAGTTATTTTGTTCATTTACCATAATATTATCAATATTTGTTTCTAATACTGCACTATTACCTGGGATTGTTGTTATATCAGAATTTCCAGTCCAATAATCTGAATTATATAATATATTAGTATTATTATTTTGAAATAATATTGATTGCATAGTAAACGATCCAGTGTTAAACATTCGTATTTGAGATAGATCAATATCACCAACACTAACACCCATTTCATCAACATCGGTCGTTAATGCACTTTCAACTGAATCTTTTCTTTGAATATCAGATAACTCATCAAATGGATTTGACTTATAAATATCATTTAATGAATTATAATATACACTATTATCATCAAATCCATTTATAATTAACGATGGATTATTCCACGGTATTGTTGTTTGATTGATACCACCAAGATCAGAGAAATCTTCTTCAATAATTGTACTATCATATGTGTTGAATTTAATCGTAACATATTTTGAACGCCCAACTAAAGCATAAGATGGATCATATTCATTTATACGCTCTATTCCATATGAGAACACTATCGCTTTTATAATCTTAATGCCATGTGTTTCATAAAAATGTGACATTGTATTATTATATATATCATATGATGCATCTCCAATATTCACAACATTAAATACATCTTCAACTTTAAACAATCCTTGTAATTGTAATTCTGATAAATCACTATTAGTTTGGGGAAATGAGTACCCAAGACTACTAAAATCACCAGCATCTTCATCACCTTCTTCCCAATCCCAATTTAAAACAAAATATTTATATCCAACTCTACCAGTAGCACTAGGGTAATTTGCTATAGAATGCATAAAAATATCAAAATCACCAATACTTGATTCGTGATGCACTACCGCCCAATGTGAATCATCATAGTCTAATAACATATCACCATCATTATGTGGACATCCAAGACCGTGAGCTATTTGATTATTTACATCTACATCAGAATCTTGTATTTCAGTATATACATCAATTAGAGCACTACATTGACCACCATCATCAATCAAATCAAGACATGCTGGATCAAAATTATTACTTGCACAACCCAACGCATTATTAATTAAATGTGAACAAAGTGCAACAGGTGTTGATGTATAATCAATACAAAAAGTAATATCGAAATTCAAATTAACAATAATTGGTGCTGATATATTTAATAAGTTTATATTATGCTCACCATAAAACTGTTGAATAAATGAATTATCAAAATTAGGTTCTTGAGTATATACATTTGATATTGGTATAAACGGTTGAACTATTTCACCATGCATCATAATCTCTCTAACATCATTAGCTGAATGTGGTAAATTATCAATATGATCATATAACTCTGGAGCTATTCTAATAAAATCATCGTCTGGTATATGGTTATTGATATTGAACGGCATATCATTTATATTATTCATATCACCAAGCCATATTCTAGTATATGGTGATAAATAATGATAAGTATAATCTAAATATTCCGAATATAATCTATCATCAATATCGCTACCACTAATAAACTGCTGTTTGTTATTTATTCTATATATTGGTTTTTCATCATTAATTAATAAATGTGATTGTGTCATTATAATACTTTCTCATCCTTTCCAATGATTGGTTCTTTCATATCACCATTTTTATCTACAATACCATCTGATATAGATAATGAATAATCACCGATTATTACACCTACATTTTCATTTCCACTACTATCTTCAACAAAATTATTTTCAAACTCATCAAAGTATAAATTAAAAATAAAATGTGTAGAATCAATTTTGTTTGTTATTATAGAATCTAAATCTTCACCATCCCATTGTCTATTTGCACTACCAAACGGTATATTTTCTACATCGTTTATTTGTTGTAATCCTAATGTTTCATCAAAATTACCAAATTGATTAATCTTAGGTAATACTGGATAGTAGTATTCACCATGCCAATTCTGATTTGATTCTATATCTATATCATTATTAATTATACCATTTCTATTCACAACAGTATAAGTATCTGGTATTATATTTTTCCAATATCTAATGTTATTTGGATTATCAAGTTCTTCATCTGTAAAGCCTAATAGTTCCCACATATTATATATTTTATCAACATATAATGATGACTGATGAACATCAAACTGACCGAATGATTCACCAAGCTCACCCAATTCATTATACTCACCCGTATGTATCAAATATACTGGTTGAGTTATATCTAAATCACCAGAGGGTAGAAGTTCACCAACAAAATATCCAATAGCTGTTTCTGGGTCTAATTGATTGTTGTTTTCAAAATCATATAATTGTACCGTAGATATATTACCATTATTAATATTATTAAATCGTTGAGATAATAATTCACCTTTATAATTTAAAAGAGTCTTACTTTTTTTATTATAATTCATATTACTCAATGCTTCTAATGATTTAATTAATTTTGTATTATCATATATATCTTCAAATTTAGATAAATTTTCACCATATTTAGCAACATCTTCAACAGATTTATAATATGTGCTTTGTTGTGAAATTCCACCCAATATCACATTTGTAATATTATTATGTGGGGTGCCATATGGTATAAATAAATAATCCAATCCACCAAACTCTGTAAACTCATTATTTAATTTTAAATCATTATCATTAATATTAATCTTAACTTTAAAATTCTTAGCAAATGTTATTCTATATTGACTACCCTGTGTAATAAATCTATGCACACCCATAATTAATCCACTAACAGTATAAATACCTGAATTTTCATATTTATGTGTTATCTCAGCAGTTGGATTACTTAATCCCATTTCAATATAATTGCTTGGATCGTTATATTCGCCTACTATATCTGAACCGTCACCAAAATCTAAATTAACCATGAATAATTTAAAATCAGTTAATTCTATATGATTATTAATTAAATATGCATATATACTATCTAATGCTGTAATTTCATCAAAAATTGGAATCAATGGAAATAATGCACCTACTAAAAATGTTATTTCAACTGGTGCGCTAGTTATATCATATTCAACTAAAGATATTTTATTGTCATAATATCTATCCACAGACGTTGCAGATTGTATATTAGAAATAGTCATATCATCAAATTCATTTAAAATTGTAGATGGTATTGGTTTCATTAATATTGTAAAATCATATAGATCCTCTGGATGTATATTTACATAATTAATGCTATTTTGAATTAATTCATCTGATATGAATGTATATTCTTCTAATATATTTTTAAATACAGTTTGTGCATAAATTGCTTGATAATTATCTTGTTGGTCATCAAATGAGAATGTTCCTAATGCAACTCTTGTATCTCTATTACATTGTTCAAATACAACACTATTAGTTGATAATAGCTGAATGTTACAGCAATCATCTATATCGAAATTATAAACGCACGTACCAATATCGACAGTAGAATATATATCATAATTTGTAGCTCTTGGATCAGTACAACCTAATGTTGGTTCTTGTGAATATGTGCAACTTCCATCATCCCATGTAGCATCTGGATTGTAGTTTATCGCAGTTGGATTTGTACATCCACCAACACAAGTTGATCCATCACCACCACATATATCACATTCATCCAAAACACTCCCTTCACAGTCACAATCACCATCTGGTATATCATTACAACCACATTCGTAAATGGCTCCGTCTCCGTCACATACACCACACTCATCAATTATCGCTCCACCATAACATTCATCATTACAATCAGGATATTCACATGATTCATCATCGATAGTAAATATAACATCATAATTACAAGCCGTTTCATCAGTACAGCCATAACAAAAATCTTCATCTAATCCTGTTGTTCCACTTACACATCCACAATCACTTAAATAAGCATCACCATGACAAGTTCCTGAACAATCAACATCAAGAAAATTATTACCATTACAATCTCCACAATCATCAAGCCAATGTCCATCACAATCACAATATCCTGGTAAAATATCTGTACATCCACATTCATAAATATCTCCAGGACCATCACAAATACCACACACATCAATCTCAGCATCTCCACCCCAAACATCTAAACAATCTTGAACACACGGTTCATTATTTCCAGTATTCCCACCAATACATATTCCACAATTATCTAAGTATGCTTGTCCAAAGCAATCATTATTACAATCTAATGCATAATTTTCTAATTGTCCAGTTAACCCTTCAACACAATTACCACATGAATCAATAAAAGCATCACCAGCACATGTACCAAAACAATCTGGATCATTTGTAATGCATTCTGGAAATTCATCTCCAGTTATTAATACCCAATTAACTGGCTCAGTTCCTGGGCAGAATAATACTCCAAAATCTCCACCGATCCCATCACCATCTAAGTCTAAATAATACATTTGTTCTGGTGGCTGATTACATCCACAACCTACATCTAAATAATTCTCTACTAATCCAGTATTTCCACTAACACAAGCATCACAATCATCAATGAAGGCTGTACCAAAACAATCACCATTACAATCTTTATTTGCATTACCACCATCACATATACCACAATCATCTATGATATTTGATTGACAGTTACAATTTGTTTCAAAATTATCATATGAAGTTATATCTTCAACGTATACATAATTTATTGGAATTGTATCTGGTGATGCGTTACATATTATTAATGGATTTTCAATACTAGAATCAACTAATAATGGATCACATGGAATACCATCTCCATCTCCGTCATAATAAAAATAAACAGGATATTCACATAAATCATTGTTTACATGTTCTGGATTTAATACAAAATTACATGCTAATGGATCGTCACAATATTCATATTCACAACTACCATTATCTGTGTCACATGCTTGACAATAATTAATAGCGTCTGGATCAGTACATCCATAATGTAAACATTGATCATGATTTAATACTTCATGTCCTTCATACGTATATACAATAGATATATCTGGTAAATGTAGACAATATGATTGATTTAATTCTAACGTTTGTAATGAACCAACCCAACCATTTACTGTATACATTGTGGCTAATCCAAGTGTTGAAATTTGTGTACCAAGTGTTAATAATTGAGGACTAACAAAATATTCTGGATTCATTACATCTGCTGTTGCATTTGAACCTGGAAAATAATTAAATGAAATAGTTATAATGTGAGGTTCACCAAATACACACATTCCATTATCTATTGTAGCATTTGGATCATAATTATTTGCCAATTCGTTTGTACAACCATAACACCAATTTTCAGTCAATCCTGTGTTTCCTCCTATACATCCACACTCACTTATAATGGCTTCACCGTCACAAATACCAGCGCAATCAAATTCATTTGAAATACAAGAATCATCAACATCATCACAGTTTTGTATATAATTATCTGGTTGTTCACCAGGACATACAAACATTTCAGTTGATGCATCTCCAAAACCATCACCATCAACATCTGCACAATAACGAGTAGTATATACGCAACTATCATTATCATATATTGCAGTATCACTATAATTACATGCTCCTACATCAGTACAACCAAAACCATCTTCATTTGAAATGAATTCACAACAACCGTCATCGTTACAAAATTCAAATCCAATTGGCTCACCATCTCGTTCATTAAATTCAAACAACCCACTACATTCGGCATTATTTATACATGATATGCTATTTGGACATTGATCAAAATATTCACAATTACCATCATCGTGTGTTGCATTTTCATTATAGTTCAATGCAAGTGGATCAGTGCAACCAAAAATCACACAACTACCATCATCAACATCAGCATCTGGATTATAATTATTAGCTTCAGGATTAGTGCATCCATAAATAGTATATGTACATGAGCCATCATTATCAGTTGCAATTGGATCATAATTATTTGCATTTGGATCAGTACATCCATAATATATACAACCAGTGTTAATAGTATAAATATCATCAAACGCTGGATCATAATTATCAGCATCAACTTCCATACAACCATAACAAAAATTCACAACCAATCCTGTTGTTCCACCAACACATCCACATTCAGTTTCAAATGCAGAACCATTACATTCACCAGCACAATCTACAACAAATCCATCAAAACAAGTATCATCTGGATCGTCACAATTCGATACAAAACCAATAGGTACATCACTTGGACAAAACATTTGTGGATCACCTGCACCATATCCATCACCATCTTCATCATAACAATATTCAGCTTGATATGTACAGTTACCACCATCTTGAGTAGCTTCAGGATTATAATTACACGCTGTTTCATCCATACAGCCATATACTAAATATGTACATGAATCATCATCTATTTCTGCGTATTGATTATAATTCATAGCTAATGGATCAGTACAACCATAACAGAAAGTTTCTGGTAGTGTTGTTAATCCACCAACACAACCACACTCATTTACAAACGCTTCACCATCACAAATGCCAGCACAATCGTAAGTATTTGATGTGCAAGAGTCATCAACATCACCATTATTCAATATGTAATTCTCTGGTTGTGTGCCAGGGCAATATTCTTGAAAAATATCAGGATTTCCTAATCCATCTCCATCTAAATCTTCATAGTATGTTATTGGATATGTGCAACAATTATCGCATGGAGATGTATTATCATTATCATAGTTACATGCTGTTTCATCTTGACATCCAACATGCGCACATGTATTAGGTGATAATATATTTAAATCTGGATATGAATATTGTATCGATGTATCGGGTAATAATAAACAATATGATTTATTTAAATCTAATGTTTGAATATCTCCAGACCACTCACCATTTGAATAAGCAGATGATTCATTTGTTGTAAATAGGTGTGCATATGTCATTATATCCGAATTTGAAAAATATTGAATATCCAATACATCATTAATTAAATCTGTACTAACAAATGAATTAAACATAATAGTTTGTATATAAAACATTGCATATTCACAAGTACCATTATTAATAATAGCGGTAGGATCATAATTAATAGCCCCTGAGTCAGTACATCCATAACACCAAGTCTCAGAAAGTCCAGTTGATCCACCAACACATCCACATTCATTTATAGTAGCATCACCGTTACATGTACCAGTACAATCAAATATATTGGAGAAACATTCATCATCTAAATCAACACAATTTAGCACATAGTTATCAGGAACATCATTTGGACAAAATGCTTGAGAATTATTAGAATCACCTAACCCATCTCCATCATTATCATAACAATATTCAACTTGCATAATACAACCTTGATTTATATTAGCATTAAAATTATAATTACAAGCAAGTGGATTCATACATCCATATACTTCTATAATTTCTTCATTTTCATATATACAACTACCATCATCAATAGTCGCACTTGGATTATAATTTAATGCTGATTCATCCATACACCCATATATCACAACATTATTATATAACGATGAAACTCCAGCATAAAAATTGGCTTTTGGTGGTAACATATCTGGAGTTATTTCATCTTGACTATTAAAAAATGTTAAATTACTAATTTGATTGTCAATATTATCACCAGTGTTTACAATTATATTAATTAAATCTTCTGATGATAATGTATTATCATGTGACAATAACAATCCAGCATACCCAGATATTAATGGAGTTGAATAACTAGTACCCACCCCAGTTTTCCATGAATCTTGATCGTCATCACACGTTTGAGTTGCATCATCACATATATTTATACCTGAACTATTAAATAATTTCCCATGATGTCCAGCCCCACCACTCCAAGTATCACCATATGATTCATGTGGTTTTTTTGTATATGGATATAGTAATCCTGGGTCTTTACCGTGTGTTACTATATCAACATTTAAACCATAATTGAAATAATTAAGTGTACCAAATCCAAATCTGTCTATAATGTCAATTCCACTTACAGTGAATGTTATTCCCCAATGTGGAGGATTTACAAAATTACCTAATGGAGTCGGCTCATCAACATCTATGCCAGAATTACCTGCTGAATTTACATATAATATACCAGAATCAATTGCATTTGTAACAGCCTCGTGTAATGATATATAAGAAGGGCTTGTCTCACTAATCGTAACCGTATCACTAACCGATATTATATCAACGCCATTATCTATTGCATATTGAATAGCTAAATATGTACCTCTATATGAATTTGGAACTTTTAAAAACATAATTTTACAATTTGGACATACACCATGTGTACCTTCTTCTGCATTACCAGATGATATTATACCAGCAACAGCAGTTCCATGAAAAAATGTTGGCTCCAAATTATCATTATTCTCACCTTCTGTAAAGTTCCAACCGTGCGTTCCATTGACACATGGGGCATCACCATTCATGAACTCACTAACAGTCCCACCATCTTCACATATCCATCTATTATTTTGAAAGCTAGGATGCTCTAAATCAAATCCAGTATCAATAACTGCAATAACAGGTGAATATTCACCAGCACCAAATTCATCTATTGATTGTTTCCATCCAGTAAGATTAGCATGATTCCTAAGCGAATCAAAATCTTCGTGTGAACATCCACCGTGTCTACACAGACCAGCATCTTCTATGTTATTTAAATACCATTCGTACATAAATAATGAACTACTTATTGTATAATTGTTAATTGGCATAATTAAATTCTAAAGTCCCATGCTTTCCAAGCATCATAATATAAAAAACACGATGTTTCTGCATATTCACAACTACTATCATCCTCTGTTGCTGTTGGATCATAGTTTTCCGCTTCAGGATCAGTACATCCAAATATTTCATAAATACAGCAATCATTACATAATATATTAGCATCTTCATTATAATTTAACGCCTCAGGATCAGTACACCCTACAGTATCATATTCACAACTACCATTATCTAATGTTGCGTCTGGATTATAATTATTAGCTTCAGGATCAGTACATCCTGGTATTTCTTGATCTCTATTATTAACTGGCATTTTATTTAAATTTTATATCCTCTTGCTCTTAATAAGTTTGTTCTTGAAATAAATTCAACTTTACATTTTGATCCATATCCTGAATTAGCAACTACGTTACCATTTTCATCGATATGCCCCATCCAAAATTCTGGTGAAGTTTCGTATCCTTCGAAAAGATTACCACCCTCAATCACACCAAATGGATTGAACGTTGCTACAACATAATACCATTCTGATAAATCAACTGGTATTCTTGTGTAATTAAACATATAGTCTGGATTTTGTTCTAATGCTGGTAAACTTCCAGCTGTAGTCAATCTTGGCATATCAGGTAATCCAAAATGTGAATCTAATAAATTGCCATCAATATCTCGAACCACTAATCTAATAAATCTTTCATTATTTTTATTTTGAAATAAATCATCAATTGGTAATTCTAACTCAGATTCATCTCTACATGTTCCATCTTCAACATTAAGTAATAAATCATCTTTATTCACAGTATATGTTTCCAACATAAAGCCTTTTGGATTTAAATCACGTAGTGGATTTCCAAAATTCAATATTGTTCCTCGACCTGTTTTATCTTTAAATCTTATCCACGTTGTAAATGTAAATCCATTCACTAAATATGACGGTCCTACCAATCCATCAGTATTACACACTTCTTCTTCAAATTTATTGATATCAATATCTCTATTTCTAACAATAACAAATTGATTTAAGTCTCTAATCTTTAAATATCCATCAGTCTTATTTACGTATTCTGGGCGTGAATCATCAATGTTGACAATAGAGTCACCTATATCAGTTAAGTGTCCGTCTAGGGTACTCCTCAGCGATTCTAGGGTCAATCCTGACTGATCTGTACCATCAGCATGTCTATCTAATCGAGTTATATTACCATCCAACTCATTTGCAACAACATCACTATCATCAGAAAACTCATCTTGGTTTTCTTGTATGTCACTTTCCCACGTATCATTTATTGAATCATCATTTGAATCAAATGTATAATCTGGTATGTCACCTTTCAATGCTGATATCTCAGCAAACAAATTTATAATTCTTTGCTTTCTTGTTATCTGATTAGATGTTAATTCGTGAATATTAATATCTAATATGTTTCTAGCTTTGAATGGATCAATCACCGTTTTAGTTTTATCTACTTGTAGAAACTGACTAACATTTAACGGATTCACTATGCTATCATCAAATACACCATCCTGCCCAATAAATACACCTCGTGATTCACCACCATCTATAGCTTGTAATCCCGTAATAATGTAATATGAATAATCTAATTTTCTAACTGCAAAGTGAACGTTTATATGATCTTTTATATCGTTTAAACTGGTCCATCCTGAAAATGGCTCACCTGTTTCAATATCGATAAAGCCTTCTGTAATCATAGTTATTATATTCATATCTTCTGAACTAGCATCTATGTCTTTTTTATATAACACTAACGTATCAGTATTTTCAACTCCAGATTGTACTTTACCACCTTTAATTGTTTTTTGACTTGCTTTTAAATCTATCTCATAATTAATACTATTATTATCAGCATCTATTCCAGTTCCACTAATTAATAATTCAGATATTTTATCAGCTATATATTCTTTTATTATATTTACTTTTGTTTTAGTTTCATATTCACATGTATTGTCATCAGCAGTGGCATTTAAATTATAATTCAACGCTTCAGAATCGGTACATCCAAACACATTATATACACACGCTCCACTATCTTGAGTAGCCCCTGGATTATAGTTCAACGCAGCTGAGTCTGTACATCCAATCTGCAAATCACACTCTAAGCCAACTATTTCTTCAGTATATAATCCAGTATATGAAAATACAGCATCATTTAATGTTTTTAAACAATATGTTGTATTTAATTCAAGCTCTGTTAATGTACCAAACCACTGACCAAATAATGGTCCAGGATATTCCGAAAATAAAACAGCATCTTTTAGAATTGAATTTTCTATGAGACCTGGAATAGTATTGTTATTAAATACATCACCAATTCCACTGTTACCAATAAATGATTGAAATCGAATCTCTCTCCAATTAATACAACTACCATCATCGTTCGTAGCTTCTGGATTATAATTTGTTGAATTTTCATTTGTACATCCTAATATTGTAAAATCACCCATTTAAAACTCCTTATTCCACAACATCAAATTCAAAATTCGAATCAAATATTTGCTGTTGCCCATTATCATATTTCAATTTATATAATATTTTATATTTTCTATTTGGGTATAATCCATTCATCCATTGAATGAAATAATTACTAGTTGAATCACAACTCAATTTAGTATAGCTATCTGAAAATGGTACAACATTCTCACCCGTTGCAACATCTACGATTGAATATGATCCACTACCCTCTGGAATATATGAACCACTTATTGTATATATACTTCTAGAAAATGTTTTATTTACATATCTTTCACGAGTACCAATTCTAAATTTAACTTTATCAGTAGTTCTATATTTTGGTTGTAAATTCTTTGCATATATAATATTATCAGCTGATCCAGTAACATCAATTTGTAACAATGATCCAGTATTATCACCAGTACAAGCAACATGATCATCCCATCTCATTTCAAGTCTAGGTGAATATATTGTGTGTGTATTTTTTGAAAAGAAATTCAATTTACCAAATGTTACATCATCTGTTTCTTGACTACCACTATACTTTAATAGTAATCCATAATTAGAAAATGTGCTATTTCGCCACCCATTAACCATACTAGTAATATCCATTTCAATGTCTGGAGACTCATATGAAAATGATTGAGATGATTCATAGCTTTGAGTTAAATTTAACGCTCCACCTGGAGTATCCCACGCCGTATCCAATGTATATACATTATCACTGCTTGTTCTGTTTATCCAACTTACCTTTCGTTTTAAATTTGGTTCTTGCCCAAACTTTCCAATACCTTCATCCCATGATTGTGTAACTGGATTAGCTGTTAGTGTATATGCACTTGACATATCAGAATTTCCACTTGCTTCATATAATCGCAAAAAATAACGTTGATTAGTTACAGCACTACCTGATAATGTGGTAGCATCTGTGACAGCATTATCTATTTCAGTTTTATCAAACTGAAGCAAAACTCGTGTTGGATAATCAAATGCTTTATTCCAAAATACTTTTTTTAATTCTAATATTTCATCACCACCAAAGTTTTTTTCTTTTTCTGATTCACCAGTTATATGATTTGATCCACTTGAAATCCATGAATCTTTAGTTGGATACATTGCATATATCATTATCTAACCACCCCCTTTACATTTTCATTTGATTTTTTAAGTTCAAATGTTGATGGTGTTATTGATGGTAAAATCACACCATTAATAGTTGCAGAATTAAAATCATATTGCCATCCATATCCAGCAGTTCCAGCACCACCACTTTGATTATTGACATTATAATCAAATAAGCCATTACCAAATATTGGTGTGCCATCTGTGCTATTATAATCTACTTGTTGTGTGACTGTAACATAATTAACTGATCGAACACCATCTATTCCAGCTAATTCATATTCTAAATCTTTTATATAAATTGGTTGATGGAATTGCATTTTACTAATATCAAAGAATTCTTTTATTTTATTAATACATCTGATTTTAACATCTTTTTTATTTGCTGATCTATGTGAAGTTACATCAAACACCACACCAAAATTAACAACCTTACCATTTGTGATTGATATTTCATCAGTCAATATTCTAAACTCATTTAAATAATTAGATAAGTTATTAAATATCAAATCTGGAGTATTTGTTAATGCTTTATCTTTATCATATGATAAAGTATATATTGCAATTATATGTGAATTATCCGTATCTCGATCTACTATTGTTTTCGCAATATTTCCAAATTTAGCAGGCATTCCCATTATCCGTGCTTCATAATCTTCTTTAGTCACACATCTATTTTGAGATGCAAAAAATGCTAATGAATTATGTCTTATACTTTCAATATCTTCAGAACCAGCTCCACCAACTGCTGGTGACACATTTGTAACTGATATTGAATTATTACCAGAATCATTTGTTATTAAATCACCACTTGGAACATTACTTAAAATACCACCACCGATTCTATATGTCACAGTTAGTGTAGTAGATGATGGTGCTTCACCCAACGTCATTGATTTCTCATTTAATAATGGATCAATCGTATCATCATAAGAATCTGATTCACCAGGAATGACAATACCAACTTGCTCCAATTGTATAAATCCATCATCGATTGATGTATCTGATGGTCTTAGTACACCATTACCAAATATTAAAGATGTATTATCATCATTGTCAACCAATACAACAAATCGTTTTTTAGTTTTAACATATTCTAATGTATATGGGATTGGAACATTCACAACATTACCATCAGCATCTATATATGCATTTGCTCTACTATAATCAACTGAATAGTGTTTTTCAACTGGTAATTTATCTTGTGCTAAATATTTAGTTTCTCTCCATGTATTATTTTGTGAATCAACTACTGATATAATATCAATGACATTCGTATCAGCTAAAGTTATTTTATAAAATTTACTTGGTTGTCCAACTATAAATGTAGCCGTTTTAGTTTCACCAGAAATAGCTTTTACCTTTCTCTCAAATGTAAATTGAGATACCACATTAGTATTTGCATCCCACGCAGATTGAACAGGAGCTACATCATTTGATGAACTCATTGTAAAATCCACAACCTCAAGTGTTTCAAAAATAATTGAAGAATCTACTGTTGACGTTATTTTCATTCCTTTATCGATTGTTGTTGCTTGAGAATATGTTGGTACAATATTATTCATATCCGTTGTATTAGAATCAATAGTTTGTTTAACAGTTAAATCAACATATGCTGGTGTTATTGGCTTATGTCTATAACCCAGCATAGTTGCAATATTAATAACATTCTTCTTTTCTCTTGCAAGTGGTGCTAACATTTCTTTATATTGTTGATCTATATAAAATGATAATACGTCACCAACATATGCTGACATTTCCATTAGCATCATACCTGGTGATGAGTCATTAAAATCTTTATATGAATTTGGGAAATAGGATTTAGCATAATCAATTAATTTAGCTTTTAATCCAATAAAATCCTTATTTATATAATCAACATTTGATTGTTTATATTCTCGTTCTGGACTTGGCATCTATGTTCTCCGTTACACAGTTACGTTAATTGAATTTAACGTATTTGGGTCTTTATTTATTTTAAATTGCATTTCAATATTGAATACATTAGCATCATTATTCTTACCAACTACAATATTCAGTGATAATATGCTAACGAATGGTAGCCAAAACTTAATTGTGCTAGTCAATTCATCTCTAATGATCAATTGTAATTCATCTGTTATTTGTTCAAACAAGAAGCTATGTAAATTTGTACCAAATGTTGGTCTATATAAACGTTCACCTTGATTTGTTCTCAATAAATTAGATATGTTATTTTTAACTGCATCAATTGTATTATCAGTAGATGCAAAATATCCTTCAACTCCAGTTGATTTTCTAAATGGTAAATCAATACCAATGAATACGTTGTCATCTCTATCATTTATATATGGTTTTTTTGTTAAATCAATTATAGCCAATTTTATTCTCCAACTACATTTTCTTTTAATAATTTCACTTTTGTATTACTTTCATTTGTCTCATTTGAGACTGAATTTCTTCCTATATAAGCATGTCCAGTTGATTTCAATGCACCACCCTGTCCACCTTTTTTATTTAATTTTAACTTATCAAGTTTAGCACCCTTTTTTCCAGTAGCTGGTATAATCGGACCACCACCAGCAGCCGTTGCTACCGTTGGTTGCACATCAGCAAACAATGGCGCTGTAGTTTTTATCTCTTCTACTTCCAATATGGCTTTCATTTCAGTAATTGTAAACGTTTGTTTTGTTAAAAATTCAATAAATGCTTTCGACATATCTGATGATAGTGATTTAAAAACTTTACGTTGATCATCTGTCAACTCTCCTACTGCATTATTAACAAATGCAGAATATATGTCATTACCTAGACCCAACTTTAAACTTTCGTTTTTGCTTAACAGCATCTAATACTGGTTTATGGTTTTTATAAATATTTTTCATTACCGCCTGAACCTCTGGTGATGCTTTTTGGAACTCAGCCACCTCATCAATAACTTGAACCTCACCATCTTTAAGTAGTGGCTCACCTATTGCCGATTCGGCTGTTTCATTTAAAATTTTATTTAATACTGAATTTTTAGAAAACTCTTGTTGAATATATTTCACATCATCTTGTCGTGCTTGTGACGGTATATATGGAACTTTGGGTTTTATTTTTTCTTGTATTATTGTAGGTTTTGTTTGTTCAAATAATGGAGTCTTTGTTGATGCCAATTCAATCTCTTCTCTAATTATTTTTCTCATTGTTGTTTCTGTAAGAGCTGATTGTTGCATTGCCTCTTTAATCAATTCTAATAATCTACGTACTTTCATATTATGTCCTTTGTTTTAATTATTACTTTCAATAAAATGTGATTTACTTAAAAATGGTGCTGTATCTTTTTTTATTTTATTCGATAATGTTTGTATTTTTGATAATGTGTTTGGATCAGGAGGTCCTGATAATCCAGCTACACATGCAGTCATCTTAACTGACTTTAAAATATCCAATATATCAATTAATACATCTGATAATGTATTTCCTAATACTATTGGTTCAGTTTGTTCAAGTGCCATCTCACCCAAATATATATTTTTAGAAGTTATATGAGCATTTCTATTTGATACTATTTTAACAGAATCACCAGCACCAATATATACATTTGAAAATGCTGATACAAATAAATCACCTTTTGAATTTATCGTAATCTTATTTGAAGTCGCTAATATCTGGTTATCTGAATATTTATAATCATATGCTTCACTTCCTATTAATCGATCTGAATCTTGTATAGTATCTGATGATATAATGAAGCTCTGCTTTACTATTGAACCATCTACAAGTTGACCATCAAATGGAAAATGATCAGCCAATGTGCCTTGATTAGTAATAGAGATTATACTACCATCAGTTGTACTCTCTATTATCGATCCAACACGCCTACCATTGGATATTATAACATATGGTGAATTACTTCTACTTCCAACTCTAATACTGTTACCATGTCTACCTTCCAATAACATATCACCATGTATATCTCTATATGTAGCACTAACTGAATTAGGATCATCTAATTTATCATTATATATTTTTTGTATTCGTGCATAATCTTCAGCTTGAAAATTTTCAGAATGTTGTGTTGATGTTTGCTCTCCTACTAATTCAGCAACGTTTGTTAATCCAATATCAGCTCTCATATAATCAACATTGAAATTGGGACTATTATCAGTATTTAATGGTCCTAAATAATAATTAACACCACCGAATGAACATAATAATACTTGATCACCTTTCATTGGAGTATCAACAATACCACGTAATAATGGATAATATTTAACATTACCACTTTGTAAATTTAAATCATTACCAATATATGGCTTTGCAACTATAGAATTAATATCACCTTTGTGTGAATAAATAGCTGATTGCATACTTGTTGCAACATCAACAACTCTACCAGGAATGAACTGAATTAATTGAGTATTTTCATTGCTCGTATTAAATATAGATTTATTATCTAAATACTTACGTGCTGAAACTTCAGTAATGTGAAATGTTTTTTTCTTACTCACTAATTAGTTACCCTATCTGATTCAACAACTATTGTTGATAGTTTCTTTTCAACAACGCTTTCCACATTTCCATTCGTACCTGCATCAATTTCTTCCATCAAATCCTCAATTTCACGCTGTGTTAGTGGACCATCATCTTCAGTTTTAGTTTTACTATTTAATCTCTGAATAACACTTGCCATTTTAACCAGCTGGTCATCATTTTTTATGGATGAATCATAAAATTCACGAATTATAGGACCCAACATTAATGCAGTATTTATACTATTATCACTATCAGTAATTATCTTATTGAATGTATCTATAATTACAGTAATTTTTTTATTCTTACTTTTCGAATTGGTATAAATATCCTTAAACAAATCTTCTAATGTTTTTCCATCATATATTTTTATATCTTTATAATCATCTGACATCTTTACTTACTCCTTGTATAATAATAAATATGTCGGTACTAACATTTATAGATAAAAAAAAAGGACTGAAATCAGTCCTTTTTTTAGTTTTTTTAGTTTTTTTTAGTTTATATTATGACATTCTCTTAGCCAATGATAAATATTTGTCCCTAAATATGTTTAGCACTGATGCTATTCTATATGATTGGAATCCAGTCATTTCCCTAACCAATAAAAACATAGTCTTTTTATTATAATTTTCTATAGAGGTATTATCTCTCAACAAATATATAATAGAATGTGCTATTTCACGATCACTCTCCTTACTAAATATAATATGAATATTATCATCAAAATATTTAGTTAATTCGGTTATAATATCAATCGCCAACTCATCTTCATCAGTGGCATATAATATTTCCATCATACTTTTATCTATATTAATATTCCGTTGCTTTATTCGATAATTTTTATTATTCTCAGCAATTAAATAATATTTTGTAGCAACTGAAAAATAACTAAATGCTTTAAATCCACGAGTCCCATCAAACTTATGCAAATGTAACACCAAATGAGATATCGTTTCATTCTTCACACTTGTAAATGAATAATCAAAATACATAAATTTATACGTATTGAGAATATTTTCAACCATTTTATCAAATGCTGGATGTATTTTATTAGAGTATATTCTACTTCTTTGATTGAAACACGTACACTTATTATATTCAACTATAGCATCTTCAACAGTTTGATCAAAATAATATGATTTATTTCTCTTTTTTGCCACTCATATCTCCCATTAAATCGTATTCTCCATCTTCACCCTCGATTGATATAACAAACGACGAATCTAGCGTATTCTGAACCGTTTTAAGTGTATTAAAAAAGTATCCAACTTCATCATCAGCTTCAAATGATCCAGTGTCATCTAATTCCTTCAATGCTGAATGTGAAGTTTTAACGACATGATATAATTTTGAATAAATATCATTATACACTTCAATTCTACTGGTAGCTCTATTTACACCAACCAATAATATGATATTAAAACTTACAGATAATATTAAAATTATTTCAATAATCATTTAGAATTCCTCTTGGATATGAAAATCGATATTATGTTACTAACAAACGATACCACTGCTAATGAGTTTTTATCCATACACTTATATATTTTATTAACATCAGTTGAATTACACAATGATATAGCTTCCCACGCATCTTCAGATAATTTAATATTAAATAAATTATTTAAGATAAACAATGAACGATCTGTTATTTCATATCCAAATGATACATCCTCATTAATTTTATACCCCTTACCATATTTTTGTTTAACCCAAACATCATCTTCAACTTGATAGTATTCATTATTCAAATCACCGATTTTTCCAATATTATGAAATAAACACACCAACATCAAATCTGAGTTACTATATGTTACTTTCACATTAAAGAATTTTAAAATAGATGTTAATTTCATTGCAACTTTAGCAGTCAACATCATATGACTTAACAATCCACCTGGTCTACTATTATAAAACTCTGTTTTAATAGAGGCTGGTGCTTCAACTAATCGTTGATCAAAATGTGCTATCATTGCTTTTATACTAATTAATTGATCACCCTCAAACATACTATCAATTGCGTTGATTAATGATTTATATTCTTCGATAATTTCCTCTGGCTTTACCATAACTTATTCCTTTTTTTTTGATTAAAACTGTTGATTAAATTTATATATTATAACTCTTTTAATTGTTCGATATGCGAATCTGAGTTTTTCTTTTCTTGTAGGGTTATACCATCATATTTTCGATTGGAGCTACACATAGAACAAGAACATGAACATAATCTATCGCTAAAATAACTAGCAAAAGATGCCATACCCTCTTCGAATGTTTCATCATCGACATGTTGCCAGTTGTTCCAATTACCTCGATTATTCCAAACATCTTTAAAAAGATGTTTAGCTTTGGCTTTCATCCGTCTACTATGAAATCTACGTAATGCACGTTTAGGTTTGCTTATAATTATATCCTACTTTTTTATACTAATATTGTGATGATTTTTTATCATCACGTTTAATTGGTGGAGGTGGGGGTATCGAAACCCCGTCCTGAATACTCTACATATATAGTCGTTCACAAGTTTTGATTATTTTTTTTTGCAACCTATGCGAAAAAATTTAACTAAAAAAACGCATTTTTTTTAATGTTGTTGTACATCCAAAATAATAAAACAAACAATCCATTATATTTCGCCAAATGAACATGGCTATCAGATTAATGTCCCTTAATGCATATCTGAGTCAAACATTAAGAGTGCTGTTTATACGTATTACTACGCTACAGCGTGATAGTTATAATCGTTTCCAATTACTTTTGTTGTGATTGTTAAGTCAATCAATCTACTTGCACTACATATTTCAAAAATCCAGTCGAAACCAAGTCACCCCCAATTATTTTTTTACCAGCTTCTTATCATATCCAATGTTTCTTTGTCAATCAGTTCACTGGTATCAGATATGTCTATCCGATCATCTAATTCTTCCTCGTTAATATTTTGTTGAATATTAATTTTAGCTTCTGATACTAATCGTAATATACCCAACACATCTTCTAATGTAGTATAATCATCATCAGCCAACATATCTTCAATCAATGTTATTGATGTATTAATATTATCAAAAATATTTTCCATATCATATCGCATTTATGAATCTCCAATTGTTGTAGATTTTAAATCAATATTATTTTCTTTTAAAAATTCATTCATTTCATCAAATGATTCTGATTCATTCATATCATCATGTAATGGTATATCCAACTCTGATTCTATCATTTCATTTAATTCATCCAATTGTGCATCAAATTCAACTTTCAAATTATCCTTACCATTTATGATTAATGTATCAACCAAAGCTTCAACTACAATTGTCATGTTCTTAACATGATTAAATAATATTCGTTGTCTATTTTCTAGTTCTTTAATTTTCTTTTTCATATACTAATAAATATAGTCTAAAATCACTAAAACAACAACTTTTTCATTTTAATCAGCAATTATTATCCAATCGTTCAATAAATATTGAGATGCCTTTTTATATTTTATTACTTTTGTCTGCACACCATCTGATATTGTTATCTTTTCATTTGGTTTATATTTCGTCTTCACTGTTCTCATAATTGTCTTAATTCGTCGATCATACATGGTTTTACCATCCAAGTGATCTATCTCATGTTGAATTGCAATACATTCTAAAGTCTTGTGGTGATTGTTTGGCATTACTTCAAATACCATATCATCATAATTATCTGATGATACTGTTACTTTTGAAAATCTTTCAGTTTTAATTTTTTTATTTTTAAATGATAAACATGATTCTAAATATATATATTTTCCAGATGATTCAATAATTTCTGGATTTATAAAATATAATGGTTCATCGATATTTAAAACACATACTCGTTTATTTATTCCAATTTGATTTGCCGCTAATGCCACTCCAGTTTTATGTAATTTTAATTCATTTAATAATTTAGCCGATATTTCTTCACCTTCAATTATATCATTGACTTTTTCACATTCTTTTGATAATCTATATTTGTCTGTTACTATCATTTTAATTTACCATTTAGTTTTTCAATTTTTTTAAAGAGTCTTGTTTTATAAGACTTTCTGTGTTCTTTCGCTAATTCTTTTTTTAGCTTTGAAATTTCAACCAATATCACATCATCATCAGTTTTAGATTTTTTCTTTTTCCGTTTTATTTTAGTTGGTTTCAATGTGCCTTTTAATTCTGGCTGTTCAACTCCTTTATGAAATACCTTTCCAGTTTTATCAACATACTCTGCCATAAAATGCCATCCAACTGGTCGTTTAAAATTTACTTTTTTCAAATACAATCGTTCTAAAAGTTCAGTAGGCCAAGTTTCTCTACAAACACATCTCCAACATATCACTGCATGTGTATCTCCAGCACACTTCTCATTGTGACAATCACATAGTTTACAATAAAGATATTTATCAGCCAAGTCTCGTAATTTAGCTGTTATTTTTGTTTTCATTTAATCACTTTACCAATTTAAATTCATTCCCACCAAATCTAACTGTTTTGATTGATGATAATTTCACATCTCTAATAATAACTTCACGGTCAACATCTTGTCTTGAATCATATCTTTTTGGTAAAAATGTTTTCAATTCTGATAAGTTATTCTTAACAACCGTTTTACCAGCTACAGTACATGTTTCATCAATAACTTCTTCACCATTTAAAACATATTTAATGTCTTTGGTGCCTTCAACTTTTAATTGGAGATAGTAATTTCCTTTATGTTCAACAAATTTTCTACCTTCCATTAATGTTCCCCATTTACGAGGTTTTGCATCAAATACTTCAGCAATCTCTTCACGATTTCTTTGACTGTTTACTGAATTCTCATAATCAAAACCAATACAGCCATTTAATGTCTGAGTTTTCATTGCACCCAAATATGGATTATTTGTTTTTAGCATACGTGGATCAGTCTCAGTGGAACATGACACAAATGTAGTGCCTTTATAATTATTTATTTGTTCAACAAATTCTTTATGTGTCATTTCATTCATTTTGTTGCCTCATCAATTGTTAAATTCTTGTCTCTCATAACTACTTAAATATACGAAGAAGTAAGTAGGTAATACAAGAAACATTTAAATTATTTTTCTAATCTCTTTTAATCTGTTGATTTCATATTTCATATGCCGATAATTTTCATGCATATTATATGCAGTCACAAATCTGATAGCTTTTTTACCTGAGTCTTCAACACTATATAATACCTGATTATTATCATCGATCATCCAATCAATATCAAAATCCTTTTTAGTATCATGTCCACTTGACCAATATACATCATCAAATCTTAAATTGTGTTTATCTATCCAATATTTAGAATATTCCATAACTTCTTCAGTTGGCTGATATGAAACTAAACATAATTCATGTCCATTATCATGTAGATATTTTCGTATTTTATTAAAATCTACAATTGAAGTAGCTATTGGTGGAGCTTGAGTATAAATGTATTCCGTAATGTCTCCACTACGGAATACATAATCATCACTTTCTTTTTCAGTCCAAAATGGCAACCACTGTGTGAAACTATATCCCAACATTGGTAATTCTACTTTGTGTATTAATGATGGATTGTGTATCGCTATTGCTTGTACAACACCAGAAACAAAATCTCTCAATACACCATCTAAATCTATACCAATTCTCATGAAAAATATACTTTATTTAAAATAAAGTTTTAGTGAATCGAATTGTCCAAACATCACTGTCTGAGCAATCTACAATGAAAAACAAATCTTTTTCTAATTTGTATCCAACACCATATTCAAAATCTTCATCTGAATTATATCCACCTGTGAAAATGAAATTATTTGGTGTATTCAATGTAGCTCTTGTCCAATATGAATCCTCATCTGAATCCAAATCGTATTCACCCATCACATTAAGTGACAATGAATCACCAAAGACAATATCAGTTTTCCAATCAAATGTTTTATTATTTTGATTGTCAAATGAAACTCCAAACATACCAGAGCTTACTCTATATGCTAGATATTCTTCATAAGGATTGATGTCATTAGAATAAAACACATCCAATGTTGCCAACCACAAATCAGTGCTTAATCCAATACCATTTGCAGTACCATCAGTCACTGTTGAACTAATAGTTCCTGGTACAGTACTAAACATATTGACTGTTGGTTTTCTCAAGTCCCATGTAATACCATATGGTGTTGGTTGTAGTCCAAATATAATATCAGTATTTAACATACCCATATTATATGTGAAATTCATCTCTTCAACTTTAAATGTTAAATCAGATGATACATTAATACCTAATTTCCAATCATTTACACCAACGTCGATACCAACATATGGCATCGTAACATCAGTTTGATTGTCTTGATTGATGATTGCTGTACTCATCTCACCATTAAATTGAGTTTGAGCGGTTACAATCGATGTAAACATGATTAGCGTTACAAGCAATGCTGTAAGTTTTTTCATATTCTTCCCTTTCTTTTGTTTTAATTTATCTTGTTGATCTTCAACAAGAACTTTCTTTCAGTTTTTTGTTTTATATACTTTTATACCTTAGTGCCACATCCAGAACAATATGTCCATTTTGGGTGTATTTTGCGACTACAGCTAGTACAATATCGTCTTAATCTACTGTCATTTACAGTTAATAACTTTTCAGATTCTGGTAATAATTTATATCTTATTGTTTCAAATGAATAAGAATTAAATTTATTATATGCATTAGTGAACTCTTGTTTTGAAGTTCCACCCATCTCAACTCTACCAGTTTCAATTAAATCATCACCACTATCATCATCAGCAACTTTATCACCAATAGATATAGAATCATTTAATACGGTAGCTTTAACTCTTGCACCCCTCGCCTGTGATAAAGATGATGCTGAAAATGATGTATTAGTAGTTAATGTGCCACCTGTGCCACAATCTCGTTCAAATAATAAGCCACGTTTATTCGTAGTACCATGATTATTGAACCAATCAGATTCAAACGTGTGTGTACCACCTATCCAAGTTATTGGAAAGTCTGGTACTTGTTCCTTATAATAGATAATTTCAACATTTCCATTATTCTTTATTGCTTCTTTTGATTGTTCATTTTTTGCTTCTATATTATACGTATTGAAAATAAACTTTCGTTGATCTTCTAAATATCTATCTAGAAATACATGCTCACCAGGTTTCAATACAATACCAGATGCTGATATTAAATTATCATCTAACTTGATTCGTGCTAATACAGTACCTCTTGTGTTATTTGATAATTCAATTTCAAATTCAGTTCCATCTTTTAAATAAATTATATTCTTATCGTATTTTGGTCTTCTATTTTTATTAACTGTTATCTCTGCTAAAACGTGTTCTTTGAAATCATAAGTCGTATTAACGCTTATGCGTCTTGTTGTTTTCATAATAATAAACTCCTATTTATATTAATATACGTGCAGTCTCAATTCATATAATCGAAGTTATATTCAAATGTTACCATAACACTTGAGATAGCACAATTAGTCTATACATATATAAATATAGTCTAAAATCGGTAAGTCAACAAGTTTTTTTATTTTTTTTTATATTAGTCACTTAATCGTTCTGCTAATCCAAAAATCCAACTTGCAAAAAATCCAACTCCTGCAATTATAATTGGTGTTGATTCTAATTCAATTCCACCTGAAATTACAAATACAGATGTAATGAAATTTAGAAATAATCTTAATACTCCATATTTATTTAATGTTGACATGATTCTCCTTTCTTATCTTTTTCGTTTAATTTTAAAACCAATCACATTATCAGCACCATCCTCAGTCGTATCAAATCCAATTCGATTTTGATCATCGGATGATCCACCCACATCATGTAATTTAGCTTGATATGATTTTGCTGATAATCCTTTTCCACTTCGCATTTTATTTATGCGAGCTTTTACTGCATCATAACCCTTTTCATAAATTTTAAATGCAACTAACAACTCACGCATGTGAGCAAATGTCCAATCTTTTGTATCCTTTACAATATTGTCCAAATCTCGTTTTTTAATTTTTGGTATTTTACTTCTTACAAAAATACGTCTGTCTGCATCTGATGGGAAATCTATATTTAATATCACATCAAATCTACCTGGTCTGTTTATTATTTTATCAGGCAACAATTCAGGATTATTCGTGGTTGCTATGAAAATCATATTACTTGATGCACTATTACTATCTAAAAAGTCCATCAATGCATCTTCCCAACCATCATGAAATACTTTCTCAATATCTTCAGCAGTCACTATGAATGGCCTATTTGGTTCAATTTCTCTAAAAGCAGCTATTGCAATCTTTGCTTGCTCACCCCATTTAAATACAACTCCACCTTCTGCTATGAATGCATTTACTATTTCTAATATGGCAACTGTTTTTCCAGTTCCAGGTGGACCCCATAATAAAAATCCACGATTGTGATCTTCATTCATTTCTAAATATTTGTCACGAAGATTAAAAAATTCAAAGCATTCTGATTTTAAAATGTTTATCTTTGAATCTTTTAGTTGTAAAATGTTTTTAGTCTTACTGGATATTTTAGAAAAATAAGCATTACCAGTTTGATGATTAAATATACTTTCATAATATCCAGGACTTAATCTATCTACTGAATCTTCTATTGGATAATATTTACCATATCCATCTACTTGATATTTACGTAATTTTTTATCATTATTAGTTTTCTCTTCAGTGTTCGATGGATATGCTACCTCTGGCTCGTCTAGGTTAAACAACTCCTCAAGTAATCTCACTCTATGTGCTTTCATATAATCATATTTCCGTATTTAATTTATTTTTTATTTTTTTTCCAAAACTCTTGATGAAACCTGTAATCAATTATCTTTACACTTTTTATCTCTTTCATTTTATATGTTCGATATACACTATTTGTTATTTTTGATTTTAAAACCTTCTTTAAACGTGAATAATAAAACTTCTGTGAATTTGATATATCAACCTTAAAAAAAGGTAGTCTTAGCTTATCTAAAAATTTACTTCTCTTGGTTAATGTCTCACCCGTTATTTTTATTATCGTCTGTAATTGATCTTCACTGACATAATTTATATTTAAGCCATGTAATAAATTCTTTTTATCTTTTCCTAAATATAATACATATGGATTTTTATCATGTACGTTTTTTCCAGAATATGAAAAACGAATGATATGTCCAGGTTTAAATTTACCTTTGACTTTTGATCTTTTTTCTGATATAATGTTCTTTTTATGTTCTCTTAAATATTTCATATTTTTGTACTCCCGAAAGGATTTGAACCTTCATGTGTCGTTAGCCTTTCAACGGGATCGAACTCCGAGGGCATACGGGAGCATTGGCGGAGGATAAGAGATTCGAACTCTTGCAACGTATTTCTACGTGTTAGTCGGTTAGCAACCGAGCCTCTTAGACCACTTGAGTAATCCTCCATTTATTTTTTTATATTAATCAATAATCGAGTTGAGCTTTGATTTTAAGTCTTAATAATGCAATTTCAACCTGTTGTATTAAATCTTCATGACTATCTTCAACCAAACCATTTTTAACAAGTTCAATTATGTCGATTGCGTCAGTTCTCATACTACCCATTAGTTGTTCCTTTTATTTTAATTACTTTTATGTCTTTGATATCTTCATTATTTTTTATTGTACTATTTTCAATGCGTTTTATTTTATTCACAATTAATTCTTGACCACAATCACATATGAATCTGGTAATGTTTTTACCAATACCACTTCCAATAAACGTTGTACGACATGATGGACAAACATATTCTGATCTTTCAGCTGTCACGGTTTTATATGTGATATCAACTTTTTTTGCTCGTTTTGTTATTCGTTTCACAATATTACCATTTTATTGTTAAATCTTCTACACTCTCAATATCTATTTCATACTGACCTTCAATGTGTTTTCGTTGAATGAGGGTGCTTCTAGCATTATTAAACGAAGCATCATCTGGAATTTTTATTAAAGCATAACCCTGTCCTTCATCAGCTGTACCTTGACAATATGTTACATATGTATATGACAATAATCTATATTCCCAATTCATAAATTGTTTAATCCTCTATCTTCAAATTCATCGTCCATCAATTGAAAATAATTTGTTTTTTTAATGCGCTCACAACATGACTTTTCTGACTCCATAAAATCAAATATATTTAATGTTCTTAAATCTACAAGTTCATTAAAGCATTCGTAACAGATATATCCATGTATATAACTATATCTATCACACATAATGTTATCACATCCATATCTGGCACATGCTAATACACTCATACTATCTAACTCTCGCATCTGCAACACAACTTGAAGCCCATGCTTCTGGTTTTGCTTTTCCAACAAATCCCATACCAACAATATAACCAAGACATAGTTGTACAACTTCTGATGAAGCGTATTTTGAATTTGGATTTACATCAGCATGAATTTCATTAACTTCCAATCCTACTTTTTCAAGTATTGGATTAATCTTAACAGCAACATCAACCGCTTGATATGTTTCCATAAATAATCGTTGTCTTCGGCTTACATGTTTATCAATTTTATTATCACTGAAATAGATTCTTCCACCTTTACCTTCATTGATAACGATAATCACGGCAACATATTTAATGAATTTTCTATGCACTTGTGAATCAGCACCAACAATGACTTTTAATTTAGTATCATTTCGTTCTGCATTTGCGATATCAGTTAACAACGTTTCTTCGATATTTTCAATCTTTTCATTTGTTCCGAATCGCTTCCACTTATGTTCTATGTAATTTGACATTTTCTTAACCTTTTCTTCCTGCTAAACTTTGATATTTAGGTTTAATTTTTTTAAAACTATTACATCCACAGCAATGACATTTAGTTGGTTTGTTACCATATTCAGTATCACACTCTAAACATTTATAGTTTAAATAATAATGTGGAGTATTCATTTTTCTTAACCTTTTCTTTTTGTGTGAGAGCAGAGGGACTTGAACCCACATCATGCTGAATGTAAATCAGTTGCTCAGCCAATTGAGCTATACTCCCATTATTGTTGTAGCCCCACCCAGAATCGAACTGGAATCACATGCATATCAGGCACATATTCTACCGTTGAACTATAAGGCTATATTCTTTATATAATATAAATATTGAGATGCTATTATTTATATATCATATTTATCTTTTAAAAATTTTCTGTATTCAGGATTATGCTTTTCTATTTCTTTTAAATCATGTTGAAAACATAATCCAAAAAGTAAATGCATTATTATCACTATTGCTATTAATAATAATAATCCCCACATTATCTATTTTTCCAGCGTATTTTAAGTTTCTTGTAATGTATACCAACTCCAACAATTAACACGACTAAAGTAAATAAAGCTACCCTAACAGCAAGTTCGATATAAGTTAATGGTGTCGTTCCTATGAGTGCTATTATATACAGTACAATAAATGCTTGTATATAAACCCATTTTAAATCTGAGACGATCTCCATTATAAATTTTAAATGTTTCATAATCTTTATATAATTAAGAAACCAACTTAATCACAGATGATCTAACATCAGCTGGTTGTATTTCATACTGAATGGCGTGATATATCAATATCACAGATACATTTTCAGACATTGCAAGTATTATCGCTTCATCAATACACTCCGCTTTAGTCGTGCCTACATTTGCCGTTACAATTATTTGATCTTTTTCAATATGTTTCATTTATCTTCTTCCTTTTATTTTAACATGTCATAACTTAATACATTTTTATCATATAAAAAAACATTTATTTTTTTTTATTTATTTCATGAGGAGGGGACAGGACTCGAACCTGCACGTCCTTGCGGACAACGGTGTTCAAAACCGTGGCGATACCAATTACGCTTTACCCCTCCATTTTTTTATTTTTTGTACTCTGGCCCAGAATCGAACTGGAATCTGAAATTTATAAGATTTCGGTTCTTGACCATTGAACTACCAGAGTGTTGTTTAAAACTTATTTCTTCTCACTTGTTTTAATATCTGTTTTAATTCTTTTTTATTTAACTTAGAAAATCTATAAGAAAATAATGGTGTATCAGTATACCAAAATGGTACTGTCCAACCTTTTACTTTTTTTTGCCACCACTTCATAATATATACGCTATATATTCATTTTCATTTATAATTTTAAATGCACTAGTATCATATGTAAAATGTTCCCAAGCTTTCTTTTCATTCTTTAACGCAAGTTGAGCATCTTTGTATGATTCAAACGGTATTATATCACCATCTTCACTATAGTTAATATCATACCAATAATAACGAGGATTTCTATCATTAGGATTATGCATATCATTACTTAATATTTCATTATGATTAGTATCTATAATATAATATTTCATAATATATACGCTATTAATTCATTTTCATCTACTACCTTTAACTCATATAGCATATCATCGTTACCCTCATTAAGGTACTCCAGTTCTATTTTCATTGCGGTTTCTGCTTCTTCATATGAGTCAAATGGCTCTACTGGATTATCTTCAGATAGATCACCCCAAAGGTATCCTATATCTGCATTTATTCCATTATACAACACACTACTCATTATAGTATTTTCATATGGCACGGCGCCAGTATCTACTACATAATAACGTTTCATAATAAAAAAGCCACCAATTCAGTTTCTGATAATACTTTCAAGTTATTTGAACTAGAAATTGTTTTTAATCTAATATCAATTTCATATTGTGCGTCTTGTCTTGACTCATATTGTTTAGCATATTTCGTATTCTCTGTCCAATATTCGTTCCAACCATTTTTAGACTTTCCAATCAAATCACGCTTATACCAAATCGGTACTTTATTACGATCACCTATATATTGAAAATATGTTATAATATAATATTTCATAATATATACGGTATTAATTCATTCTCTGTTAATATCATAAATGATCTTGGTACACTATTTTTCCAATATTCATTTTCAATCTTTAATGCTGATTGTGCGTCACTATACGATTGAAATGGTGTAACATCATCAATTCGCTCAATATCATACCACGTATATCCGTCGTTAATATAGCCGTTATTAAATATTTCATTGCTTACTATTTGTAAATCATTTAAATCTATAATATAATATTTCATTGTGGTGCGAGTTGGGATCGAACCAACATATCTTGGGCTTCACTCAAGTACCTTAACCACATCGGACTCCGCACCTTATTTTTTTTCATAATAACATTGCAATTAATTCTAATTCAGATACCACTATATCACAATTATCAGTATACTCATCATCATGGTTGAATTCATTTGCATCTTCTCTCGTTTCAAATATCATAGCTCTTGATATATGTGTTGTTAAATTATTAGTAGCATCAAGTTCACTACCACGTCTAATGTATCGAACATATCTACCATCTGAATGATCTTTGCATATAATATAATATTTCATAATTCTGTAATAACTTTTAGTGCTTCATATTCTTGTTCTGTCATTTTAATAATCGTACACATATATTGACGCTCAAGATCATAAAATTTTTCTTTAGTATTAAATATCTTTCTATAATATTTAACGCCAGATATACCCGAATCACAATATACAACAGCATCTTTAACTCGTGTTGTTAATCTTGCTGTACGATCATCATCATCGATTGATATATACACTGCTGAACTATCATATGGTCTATCGAATAATGCTAAATAAATCATAACATTAACGCCACTAATTCTTCTTCTTTTAATTTAACAACAATCTCTTCACTAGCCATTATTGCATATGCAACGTCTTCGGTATCACATATAAACGCATTATTAATATTTTTTGTATATCCCATTTCATCTTTATGTACATATTCACCAACACAACCATTTACTGTATCAGTACTTACAATTACATATTTTACAATTCGTTCTGACATGATATTATAACATTTTTATAATATACTCAGCTTCAGTTAATATAAAAATCTTCTCATCATCACCAATACCATGATTATCAATATTTTTCTCAGCATCAATTACTGAATCAAATACTTTAGCGTTATCAATGTCTGGTGTATAATCATCATAACAATCCACATATTCGCTAAAACTTTCATCACTTTTACATATATTTTGAATTACAATATATGATTTCTTTTTATTTTTTTTGCTTTGCATTCTTCTTTTTTGAAGATGTATTATTTTTCTTCTTGTTCACCTGCTCGATAATTAACGCAGTTAATTTGGCTCGTTCTTTTTTTGCACCTTTATCTTTTCCAAACATCCCGTCTAGTCGTTTCAACTGCTGAAGTGGACTTCGTTTCGATCTTGTGCTTTCTCGCATAATAGCCTCATCTTGCTTTCTTTTTTTATTTGCGTTCATTTCCAAACCTTTTATTTAATCGTTTCCATGTTTTGTGATCTCGATCATCTTTCTTTAATAATCTTTCTGCATTTATTTTTTCTGTTCGCTCACGTTGTTTTTTATTTCTTTCCATTCTATTTTCAAATTCTTCATCAGTTTCTTCTCGATTACCATACACCATCAGTGATCTAGTATCTTCATACCTATGCCATTCAGTTGTAACTTCAATATTAGTATAGCCAAGTTTTTTACCAGCAACATCTATTTCATCTAAATAAGATTTTATTTTATCAACTGATCCATCGATAAGTTCAACAGATACATATATGAAATTATCATTTTCATTTTTAAGTATGCCACTTAAATTTTCTCGTAACATTTTTTTCTTATCTACTTTATTTTTTTTCATTTTTTCTTCTATTTTGAGGGATGAGTCAGATTCGAACTGACGTGAGAATTTCTTCTAATGGCTTTGCAAACCACCCTATTCAACCACTCTAGCACCATCCCATTGTTTATTTCATAACTTTAATATAACAGCTTTTTCATCTGATATTGATCTTATTTCTAATACATATCTACCAGCCACATCATATAACCAATCTGCATCAGTTGATATCGGCCATAACATTTTTATACATTTCATTGCAAAATATCTTGATTTAAATAGTTTTATATTACGATCTAATACATCTATCCAATAGTCACAATGTCCATCGTTTCCTGTATAATAAGCTTCGTCGTGATTGCACTTATCATAAATATAATATTTCAAATTGTAGTCATTTCAATTTTTTCCAAGGATATGACCAACCTCTAGCTGGATTTTCATTCCAACCGACTGCGTATCCATTTTCTAATTTACACCAATTATATACATATTTTTCTTTAAATATATTGTGCTTAATTTCACCAGTTTCAAATCCATGTGTAGATACAACATTAACATTCAACCACGTTTCAAGCTTTTCATCTGATTTTGTGATTGGATTAAACTCTTCACCTGTTGACTTGAGCCAATCTTTTAATATCATATTATAATTTTACCGTTTACGATCTTTGCTAATTGTCCAGAATATTTCAACATCTTCTTTCTTGCAATCATCATCTGTTTAAGTGTGATGAATCCACGCTTATGATAAAACTTAACAAAACTCGACATGATCATTGCATCAGCACCTGTAAATCCTACACCATTATCATGATTTGTACTATCAGACTGTTGTTCATCAAAAGTCTGCAACTCAAAAATCTTACACATTCCACGTAGAACTGCTTCATCTCGTGTTTCTAACAGTTTACGAATTTCTTCTTTTTTCCAAATTCTTTTTGTGTTCGTCATGTGTGTTTCCTTATGTATTGTTGTCAATTAACTATGTAAATTTAAGAATAAATACACATATAAAAAAACACTTATTTTCATTCATTTGCGGAGCATAAGGGTTTCGAACCCTCCTGATATTCTACGTGACAGGCAGATGACCACACCAAGCAGTCCCATACTCCAAATAATACAGTAGATGTTCTTAACCGATATTCAACTATGCCGAAGATATACGAATTATATCCCAAGCTGAGATTCGAACTCATTAAAGCCAGTGAGCTCCCACATGGCATCTACTTTGCGCGTACTGAAAGTTTCGAACTCTCCCATCGGGGTTTGGAATCCCAATCGCCACCAAGGAACATTAGCACGCAAATTATGATTGATATATTATTTTGTTTCTTATGGTGTTTGCTGGTTGTTTCCAGAAATAATATATTATATGATTTCACATACAATGTATCGTCATTGTATGTCCAATATATAATCCACAGTTCTCTACTACATATACAATGAATAACCAGTTCGATATCCAACTATTCGTTACTATATATTTCAATGAAACCTACCCTCCACGGATAGTGTGTCTATTATCAATCAATTATATGTGAATAGTGTGTTATTACACCAAAGGGATGCAGTTTCTTTCACCTGTCACTCAGTTTATAAACTCTGATCATTGAACTTTCGTTCTTTCCCCACTCATTAAAAGATGGCTACCTCTAAGCCAACTTCCTATTCACATTTGTTGCGGACACGGGAGTCGAACCGCGTTATTTCCGGGTTATGAGCCCAGCGTGATTTATGTGTCCATTTCACTCGCCCGCTATTTTTTTCTTCAATTGGTAGCTCTCCACCAACAGCTCATGACACTGTGGTCGTATACAAGAGAGCAATTTTAATCTTTTGTTACTTTATATTTTATACCATTTATAAATATTATACCTGACTTATTAGTACTATTTACAAATTTCATATATTGAATTTTAGCGTTTCTATCATTCATTATATTTTGTATTAATTTATATCCTGATGGTTTCATTTCATCCATTCTTTCACTCTATGATAGAAATCTTCTGATGTTGCATGTTTTAAAATTTCTCGATCTTCTTTTCTCATTTTCTTAACCAATGCACCAGGTTTCTTTCTATCTGCATCCACAAAAACAACTGACATTAGTAATCTGTGAATGACTTCTCTTATTCTTCGTTTAGATGGTTTTTTCATCATCTTTCTCTAAATCTTTAAGTTTTTCATATAGCTTTTTATCTTTGTTCATTCTATTTTTCAATCTTGTCAGCTTACCATCTGCTTTCCGTTTTCGTTTTTCAAATTCTTCATCTGTTTCAAGTCGTTCGCCCCATATTTCAACTGCACAATATTCATATTCCTCTATCCATTTAAATTGAATATCAGTCACGCCTTCAGCTGTCAAATCTTTTTTAATGGTTTTTATTATTGCAATAGTACCATCTATCTCACAATTCAATATTATGTCTGGATCAAAATATCCCATGCCTTTGTCTGTAAAAATTCTTTTCTTTTTCATTTCATTTCATCTCTTTCATTTGTCTGGTACATTGAGTCTGAGTCAATCAGTCCATGTTTCCAAAACACAGATGCCACCGTAGGTCAGTACCAGTTAATTTATTTTTTGTGGAGGATACGGTGATCGAATCCGTGACGCTGACTTGCAAGGCCAGTGCTTTCCCATCTAAGCTAATCCCCCATGTTTTATTTCATTCTTCTACATATTTCATATACCATTCAGCGTTATTAGTTCTGATATATCCTATTACCCATATAAAAGCTGTTACTATCAATCCTTGCACCATAACTGATGGTAATGTAAATATACACCATAATAGTAAATTGAATAATACTCCAACACAAAATACTACAACAGCAAGTGCTATTAGTTTTTCTTTTAGATCAGTCATTTTTTTCCTTTTTATTTGAGCTGACAGTAGGATTCGAACCTACGTGGGAGAACTTATCTATCCACCTGATTACAAGTCAGGACCTGTCGACCGCTTAGGTAATGTCAGCATAATTTTTTATTTTATTCAGATAATAACACATCATCTAGCTTTCCATCCATAGGAAATATTAAAGTCATTGGAATTGACTACTAGACAATATATTATTAT